GCATTTGTCGATGAGTTTGAGAGACTATTGAATGCGTGATACTCATCGATTAGACAGCGAAGGATACGCAAGCACTCCGCGAAGCTGGTTTCTTGCGGAAGCGAACCTGTTTCCCCATAACGAAGTCGATGGTAACGAACATTTTGACATACGTAATCTCATTACAGATATCTCTATCATAGAAGACATTAACTCACCATTTCTCGAAGCAGAAGTCAAGATTGGCGATACATTCAATCTACAAGAGAAGTTAGGACTATGCGGTGGCGAGAAACTTTTTCTAAACATACAAAGAAAGCAGAAAGACGGCAAGAAGACATACAAACACCACTTCTATATTAGCGAAGTATACAACTTTAAGAAGAGCGGAACTGCACGATACACCTACGTGCTGAAACTTCATAGCAATCATCTACATCTAAACCAATTACAAACAGTTCAGAAGCCATTCAAAGACACTCTTGGAGGGACGATAGAGAAGCTGTTTAAGCATGAGCTACAGGTAGAAGAAGGCAGTTTAAACATTAGTACAAACAATAGTGGCATAGTTAAAGGAATCTTCCCAAGGTTAAGACCAGTACACGCATGCTATTGGCTCATGCGACAGTCTTTTGATGACGGGACACCATTCTACCTTTATGAAACGCTACAGAAGTCCACTGTACACTTCAAAAGCTATAAGGAGTTAGCCTCAGTCAAACCTAGCAAACAAAGAAAGTATAAGTACAAAGCCTTTACGAACACTCAGAAGGAGACACCAGAGGGCTATGAAGAGGAACGAATCATGATATCAAAGATGTCATCACCTGATTATGGTAAGTCTTCTCTGATGGCTACAGGGTCTGGCGCCTATGCATCTACTATACATGAACTAGATATAGCCAATAAGACATATAATAAGATACGCTATTCATATGAGAAGAACAAACTAATTAAACTGAATGACAATAAGCCCTTTACAAAGACTAAGAAACTTGATAAGGAGCTGCATGAACTAAACGAGTCTAAACAATTCTTTATTAGTAAGAACTCGAAGGCGTTTAATGATTTAGGTAACTATTATAGTGCAGCTGATATACAATTCTCTAAGGCCGTAGCACACCTTGAGAACCTGCAGTATGTGAAACAAGAGGTTATCCTTCCGGGCGATTTTGAATTGTCTGTGGGTCATCTAATGCATGTCTCAGTATATAGAAATGAGGAAGGCTCCGATGGGGCTGGAATCGATAAGGAACAGTCAGGTGACCATATCATCACAAGGATAGTTCACATGTTTGGCGATGAGTATAATATGGATATGACCATACAAAAAGATAGTAGCGAGAGGAAGTATGATTAAAGATGATATGTTTATAGGTGGTGCCTTTATATGGTTCACCGGCGTAGTAGAAGACAGAATGGACCCAGAAGAAATGAACCGAGTCAAGGTCAGATGTTTTGGTTATCACTCAGAGGATAGTGGATTATTACCTACAGAAGATTTACCATGGGCCACAGTATTAATGCCTAACACATCTTCAGGCACTTCTGGTATAGGGGATTCACCTCATGCCTTAATGGAAGGTAGTTGGGTAGTAGGGTTCTTTAGAGACGGCGAGAGTGCTCAGGACCCATTAATTATAGGCAGTATAGCATCCTTTAATAGTAGCACTCAGGCACCTAAGGGAGATGCCTTTACAGGTCTTGATTTCCCGCGGGGCGAGTACGAAGGCCAATCCGATGTTAATAAGAGTGCAAGGAATAATAATTTTGGACAAGGTACCTCTATGGATATAAGGGCTAGTACCACGGACCCGTCTCCAGTGTCCACAGCATCGGCACCTAAGATATCATCGGTTGCTCCGAATAAGCCAGCAAGTTATTATAATAATAATTCATGGGCACCATTGAAACCCTATAATGGGGCCTTGCCAACCTATCCATATAATAAGGTTACTGAGAGTGAGTCCGGACATGTTGTTGAAATAGATGATACTCCTGGCTATGAGAGAACGCTACGTATGCATGCTTCTGGTAGTTATGAAGAGATATATCAGGATGGTACAAGACAAATAAAAATTCTCGGAGATGACTATGAGATAGTATTAGGGGCTAAGAACATCCATATCAAAGGTGATTTTAATATCACTTGCGATGGTAATATGCGACAACTAGTATATGGTAACTATCACTTAGAGGTAGAAGGTGATTATACACAGAATATAAAAGGTTCCTTGCAATCTCGTATTAATGGAAACTCGGAATATGAGATAGGTAGAAATCGTTCAGGTAATATTGGATTAAATGATTCTTTATTAGTCAATGGTGATAATATCCATAACATAGTATTAGATGATTTAAAAACTGTTTCTGGCAATCACGTTAATAATACCGCTGGAAATATGTCGCTCGTTGCTTATGGTAATACTTCCGTTTTCTCAGGTAATAAATATTCTCAAACATGCATTGGTGACTATGCCGTCGCTAGCGGAGGGAACGCTAAATTTGGCGTCTCTGGTAATTTGACAGAAGATATCGATGGTACACATACATTAACATCGCCGAATGCTGCTATCACTTATACGAATGGTGAGATTACCGTCGCAACAATTACTCATACTGCACATACACACGTCGAGGTTCCTGGTAGCGGTGGAGCAAGTTCGCCTGTCCCTTCAACACAATCAACATCAAAACCTGAGGATAATACCTAATGAGTTTACCATGTGGCAATAACGCAAACTTAGACAATATTAAAAGTAAAACTGCAGAATTAGATTCGTTACTCGAAGGAGGTAAAGATGCGCTCTCCTCTGCGAGTAGTAAACTTTCCGAGCTGACTGCTGAACTCAATTCCTTTAAACCAGAGTTACCAGAAATTCCTTCCCTCCCTAAGGAATTAATTGCGCTGGCTAATATTAATAATCCCTTAGAGTTATTAAATAAGATTAGCACAATAAAAAATTCCTATGGTGCGGCCGTACCTGATTTAGGGGGCTTGCTATCTAAGCTTGGATTAGACTCCTTTCCTCCCAGCGTAAATATATCCGCTATCTGCGATGAGGTACCGAATGTCGAAATCAAACCTGATGGTAGTGTTAAGGAAGAACCTAAGGAAAGTAAACCAGCAGAAGTCGTTCCACCTGAGCCAAAGAAAGAAGAGAATACCGCTCCGGTCGCACTCGTTGATAAAGATGTTTATGAATATAATAAAGCAACATTAGAAAATGCATATAAACTAGCAAAGGGTGAACTATTAAGAGAAACAAATAATAATTTTGGTTCTCTTTTAGGTAATTCAACAAAAGCCTCTGATGAAATATATAAACTCACAACCGTAGAGATGGTTAACGGCTTATATGCCGAAGGCGGTGCAACCTATAATGAGATTAAAGGTGAAGGTAAGTTAGAAGAATATCGTCAACTCATGGCACAGAATAAAAAGGCAAAGAAAGCAGGTTATGACTTTACATCATATAATAGTCTAATCAAAACAAAGTTTGATTTATTACAAACAACAAAGACATTCTTTCATAAAGATGCAGACTATACTACAGCTGCGCAAGATGTAGTCGCTAGAAGTAAAGCTAAATTGGCAACATAAAGGATTATAAATACATATATGGCAATATCAGATTACAGCGTTACAGGAAATAAAAAACGAAGTCAAGTTGATTCTCGTAGAAAGGGGTTTAGCGACCTCGACCTTCGTTTGACTAAACATCCGATTAAGAAAGATATTATTCCATTAAGAGATGATGCTGCAATAAAAAATGCGTTAAAAAATCTGATATTAACTAACGCCTTTGAACGACCCTTTCAGCCAAACCTAGGTGCAAACCTTCGTGGGTTATTATTTGAACCAGCTGATGGCGTAACTAAATTAGCGTTAAAGGATAACATTGAGAGTATTGTAAAGCATGAACCAAGAGTTCGTCTACTATCTCAGAATATAATTGATATGCCAGACTCAAATGCATATCGTATAACAATAAAGTTTTTAATAAAAGAATCCGACAGACAAGACGATGTTGAGATTGTACTAAGAAGATTAAGGTAATAACATGGCTAATAATTTAAATGTAACAGAATTAGATTTCGACCAAATAAAAGATAATCTAAAAAACTTTCTCAAGTCGCAATCAGAATATAATGATTATGATTTTGATGGAAGTGGATTATCAGTTTTATTAGATGTCCTGGCATATAATACTCATTATAATGCTGTTAACGCACACTATAGTTTAAATGAGGCTTTCCTAGATTCAGCTCAGATTCGTGGTAATGTTGTAACAAGAGCTAAGCTATTAGGTTATACTCCTCGTTCAGTTCTATCACCAAGAGCTACAGTTAATATTGTAATTGATATCACAGGTGAAGATTCTAATACACAAGCTAATAATACATCTCTTGTTTTACCAAGAGGAACTAAACTCAAAACAAATGTTGGTGGTGAGTCGTTTGATTTTGTAGTACTAAATAATTATACTGTTGACAATGTTAATAATAAGTTTACCTTTAATAATGTCGAAATAGTAGAAGGTACATATAAAACTATTCTATACAGAGTTGATAATGATATAGAGAATCAGAAATTTCAACTAGGTGACCAGGATGGCGATACATCTACATTAAGAGTTCGTGTACAACAGAACGAAGATTCATTAGGGTACGATGTTTATAATAAGTTTGAATCATTATTAAATGTCGATTCAACTACACAAGTTTATTACCTACAAGAGAATCCATCTGAATACTTTGAGGTGTTCTTTGGTGATGGAGTTATTGGAAGAAAGCCTGTTAATAATAATATTGTCACTCTTGACTATGTGTTTACCAATGGCCCAGATTCAAATGGAGCAAGTGTTTTTACACTGAATGATACTGTTGGCGGATTTGCTGTTAACAGTGTGACAACAGTTTCAGAAGCTTCTGGTGGTACAGAAAAGGAAACAGCTGAATCAATAAGATTCAACGCACCATTAACATTTACTACACAGAACAGAGCGGTAACAGCTCAAGATTATAGAGCGATTATATTAAAGAACTTTTCTAATATCTCTAGCATATCCACATGGGGTGGAGAAGATAATGACCCTGTAGATTTTGGTAGAGTATATGTTTCTGTTAAGCCATTAACATCTGCAGTATTAACTGATTCAGAAAAATCAGATATTAAAAATAATATTCTCAAAGGAAAGAATATTGTAAGTATTACCCCAGAGTTGGTCGACCCCGAAGAGACTAATCTAGAGTTGGATGTCTTCTTTAAATATAATCCAAACCTAACAGACAGAACATCAGTAGATTTAGAATCATTAATTAAAGATGTTATTGCAGATTATAATTTCAATAACTTAAATAAATTCGATGGTGTGTTTAGACATTCACAATTATTAAATCTCATTGATAGAGCCGACCCAGCTATTTTAAATAGCACAGTGCGTCCATATATGTATCAAGAGATTGCTGGTAAAATAAACGTAAATGAAAATAACTTTACATTAAGCTTTGCTGACCCATTCTTTGAGTCAGGTAGCTCAACAGATTTTGTATTAACATCGACTTCATTTAATATAAATGGTATTCCACATTTCTTTGGAGATATTCCAATTACAGGAAGTACTAACAGAAGAGTTATTGTATATAAAATTGTAGATAACCAAAACATTACAGTTATTAAAGATGCTGGAGAAGTAGAAGTATCAAAAGGTAAGATTACATTACATAGTTTCTCACTCGATGCTGATACTACAATTAGAATTACCGTTACACCAAACAGTTTAGATATTGCACCAACAAGAAATCAGTTACTAAATATTGATTCATCAAAAGTAAATGTAACAGCTGAAGTTGATACTATTACTACAGCAGGTTCTTCTGGTTCAATAGCATACAAAACAAATTCAAGGTTAAGATAATATGAGTGAAAAATCATCACCAGGATATATTGAGTCCATCGGGTCAACCAAAAGGAAGACTAAAGAAGATTTAAATATCAAACAATTAATACCATCTGAGATTTTAGACTCACTTGGTACTTCTGGTGGTATTGAAAACTTATTAAAAAAATATTATGAGTTCATGAACATGGACGAATTTATCTATACCGATACAGATAATTTTACTGATATAATATTAGATGGGAAAGCCGTATTTAGAATAAGGGACCCAGAGGGAGACAACAATCAATTCTTCCACGATACCACAGGTTCTTTATCAGTACTAAAAATTGGCACAACCACAATAGACTTAACAACAGCTAATACTAATATTGTTATTTCAAACGGAAATGACTTACCTGGTTCATTAGCTAATTCAGAAACTAATTTAGGAAAGACTTACACCATTAATTTTTTAGATAATGATGGTGATAAGGATAACCAATATAATTCATTAAGCTGTAGCTTAAAAGCCTCTATCAGAAACTGGGTAGGGCCAGGTCCATCGTATATTCTAAATGCCATCGAAGAAGCAATGGACATCGATAAAAATGATGATAACTATTTGGCACAGATGCAAAAAGAAATCGCGGCATCAATACCAAAAGACTTGACAGTTAATAAGAGAAATCTGTATAAACAGATTGTTGATTTTTATAAGATTCGTGGTAGTGATAACTCCATTGAAATCTTTTTTAGATTATTATTTAATGATGATGTTGAAGTAGAGTATCCATGGGATAATACTTTGATACCATCAGCAGGTACATGGAATCCTGGTGTTAATCAGTTCTCAACAAGGACTGGATTTATATCAGAAAAAGATATTAGAATACATGATAGTAATAGATATCAAAAATATTCTTACTTAATTAAAACAGGGAATAATGTAGAGACATGGTCTAATGTATTTAATAAATTAGTACACCCTGCAGGGTTTATATTCTTTGGAGAGATTCTTCTCTTCCTCAATTTATTAAGAAGCTCGTTAGGTGATAACACTCGACAAACATCTTTCACATATACTGGTTCAGTGACATTACCAAATAATACTACAACATTTAGGCAAGGTGCACAAGCCTATGATAGTGTTGGTAACTTTGGTAATTCAATAACCGACGCTTTAGAAGAAGCGAAAGTCGGCGCGCAATTAAATGTTGAAACTGGTGAGGTCTCACAAACAGTTAAAGCATACGGCAGAAATAATAGGAGCACCCTATCATCTATGCCTGGTATACAGTTCGGTGTAATTGGATTAGAAGATATTATGAGACTTGTGGAAAGCTTCGTTTCTACATTTACCCCTACGCTATCTGCAAAGATTTTTAGAAATGGTCAGATGTCAGTAGCATTACAGAGTGGTTCAATTAATAATATTGAAATTGTACAACCAGGATATGGTTATACATCTGCACCTACACTTACAGTTACTGGCGATGGAAGTAATGGCACAGCTACTTGTACCATTGATGACTTTGGTAGAATTGAAACTGTAACAATAACAAATGCAGGTTCAGGATATACAAATGTTGCGATTGATGTAACAGCACATGCTACATTAACACAAACAACAATTGATGATATTTTCTTCCCAGGCTTAGCAAATAAAACATATCGTAAAGCTCCTAAGATTAATATCGCATCACCCGATGCGGTTGATGCAGATGGTGTAGCTTTATCAAGTAATGTACAGGCTGTAGCTAACTTTATTTTAGAAGCAACCTCTATCGAACATATAAGGTTAACAGATAGAGGCTCAGGCTATACGTCAAATCCTTCCGTTACTATTACTCCTCCTACAAGCGGAGTAACAGCACAGGCTTATGCAACTATTAATAACGAAGGAAAAATAGATGGAGTGGTCGTATATAATCCTGGTTCAGGTTATACAACAGCTCCTACTATATCATTTATTGGAGGAGGCGGTAGTGGAGCAGAAGCTGAAGCTTTACTAAATCCTTCAGAAATATCTAGCATAAATATTAGTAACAGAGGTTATGGTTATACCGTCGACCCTAGAATTACTTTAGGTTCTTCCGGCGTAACTGAAAAGAGAGCAAAAGATACGAATATGATTCTGATTATCTTATTGAATTATCTTAACTCTGTAAATAATTATTTTAATTTAAAAGGAAACAGTTTTTATAACTCTACTAGAAAATTTGATACCAATCAAAGAATTGATTTATTTGGTGACCAAATTATTGAAAACACCTACGCAAGTAGTATAAATAGATATAACACTAGCAGTTTTATAAACATAGAATAGGAAAAAATTATGGCAGCAATAGTAACAACACCATTTAGAGTTCTCAATGCAGAGAATTTTAAAGAAGATGTCGCCTCAGCAAGTAACAGTGTTTACTTAGGGATTGGTAAATCAGATGTATGGTCAACTAACACATCAGATTTAACTGATACAATTCCATTTACACCAGGCGACCACCAAGACGATTTAGGAGAAGCATGGCAACAAATGATTGCGATGAAGCTCATCAGTGATTCAGATATTTCACATGTTGTACCAAGATACAACTATGCTGATGGAGCCGCAGATTTTGTAGCATGGGATTCAGACGATGCAGATATTTACGATAAAAAGTTTTACTGCTTAACATCAGAGTTTAAAGTATATAAGCTATTAAAGGTTGGCCCAAGTACAACAAGTGTACAACCAACTCATACAACTGTTGACCCAGTTACAGGTGGTGATGGATATACATGGAAATACTTGTACACAATTATTACATCTGACTCTGAGAAGTTCTTAACAAATTCATTCATGCCAGTTAAAACAGTTGATGAAGCTGCAAGCCTAGCAACAACTGATGTAAACTATCCACAACAACAATCACAGATTTCTTCAAGAACCTCTTCCACTGCTGCCGGAATTGAGAGAATTGAAGTTACTGCAGGTGGAAGTAATTACGATGCATCAGATGTATTTACAGTTACTATCTCTGGAGATGGTACAGGTGCAGATGTTGTTGATGCTGGTGTTACAGTTACAGGCGGAGCTATTACAGCAATCGCACTTAATGCAAAAGGAACAGATTATACTGTAGCCGATGTTACAATTACACATAATAATGCATCAGGCGGAACTGCAGGTGCAGGTGCTACAGCAAGAGCAGTTATTGCTCCACAAAGTGGACACGGAACAGACCCGGTTAAAGAATTAGGAGCTTTCTATGTATCACTTAACGTTCAGTTAGACGGTAATGATGGTTCAGACTTTACAGTAGGAAACGACTTTAGACAAATTACAATTCTAAAGAATCCATACTCAAGTGGAACTACAGTAGCTACTGCTACAACAATTAAAACAATGAAACATTTAGAAATTGCAAGTGGACAAACAACTTCAAACTTTGTTGTTGACCAATTAATTGTTGGAAGTAATAGTGGAGCTAAAGCATACCTAGTAGAAATTGACACCGATGATAAACTATATTATTATCAAAACTCTAAGACTGGATATATACCATTCCAGGCAAACGACACAGTAACAGGTACTTTACCATCAGGAGGTTCAACAACTCTTGATGATAATAGTGGTGCAGAATCAGGAACTGATGCACACGTAAGGTACGATGATACTTTCGTAAGAGGCTCAGGACAGATGGTCTTCCTAGAAAATAGAGACCCAATCAGTAGAGCATTAACACAGATTGAAGATATTAAATGTATTATTGAATTCTAAGAATTCGTAGTATTATAACATAGGATTTTAAATGAGTACAACAAAAGTAAAGACTTATCCACAGGCACCATATTATGATGACTTTAATGAAGACAAAGGATTTTATAGAATCCTTTACAGGCCAGGTTTTGCTGTTCAAGCTAGAGAGCTTACACAAATGCAAACATCTATCCAAGCTCAGATTGATAGAGCTGGCCAGTATGCATTTAAAGATGGCTCAAGAGTAGTTAAAGGACAAGTTACTTTAAATACTGAGTTTGATTATATTCAAATCGAAGATGGATTTACTCAATCAGTCTTAGGTTCAACAACTCTTACAACATCTTCTTACTTATCAGAATTCGTAGGGACAACCATTACAGGTTCAAGTCAAACTGGTAATCAAGTAAAAGCTAAAGTATTAAGAGCTGAAGCTGCTGATGCTACAAGTGGTGCACCAATTACTTTATATGTAAAATATAAATCCAAAGGTGGCTCTACTAAAACTGTAGAAAAATTCTCAGTACAAGAAGAATTCCAATCAGATGCAACCACAGTACGATTCGGTAAAGTATTAGCAACAGGAGCTACTGTTGATGGCGTAGCAACAAATGCCATCGGTAAAGGTTCCATTGCCAGTATATCCGAAGGCGTATATTTTATCTCAGGTTCATATGTATATATTGGAACTAGTGATGTAATATTAGATAAGTATTCAAACACACCATCATATTTAGTAGGTTTAACAGTCACAGAAGAAGTTATTAGTTCATCAGAAGATGTATCACTAGCTGATAATGCTGCAGGTACAACTAATGCTTCCGCACCTGGTGCTAATAGATATAAAATTTCAGCAGTGTTATCTAAGGATGCATTAGAAAAAGAAAATAGAACAATCAATAACTTCATTAATTTATTAAGAGTAAGAAATGGAGTTACTAGAGTAGATAAAACAGACCAAGCTGATACTGGTGCTGAGCTTTCAAAAAGATTAGCTAGAAGAACATTCGAAGAAAGCGGTAACTATTCTTTAAACCCATATCAATTAGATATTAAAGAACACGGTAGCGACACAGATAAATTCCAAGTTGGTATAGAACCTAATGTATCTTATGTACAAGGATTTAGAAACGAAAATTTAACTACAACATTTGTTGATGTTGATAAACCAAGAGATGGTACTACAGATGTTGGTTATGAAAATGCTACGGTAACACAATTAACAAATGGTAACTTTATTAAGCTAACATCTAGCACAGTAAAAGGGTTACCTCCAATTGATGATTTCTCAGTTATCAATTTAAGAAATAGTTCTAATTCAAATATTGGAACAGCAAGAGTAAGAGACGTTGTACATAATGCTTCATACATAGGATTATATGTATTCGATGTCACGATGACTGGCTCAAATAACTTTAGTGATGTTACTAATGTAATATTCACAGACCCATCTGCTGGTGTAAATGATTTTGTTGGAATATTAGCAACCACAGGTAGAAGATTTAAAGCAGGTAAACAAGGTGGCATCTGGAAACTTCCATACGATGCTATTAAAGATACTTACCAGGACGGTGGTACAACAGTTGATGTTACTTACCAAGTTAGAAAAAGATTTGAAGATGTAACAGTTTCTAGCGGACAGTTGACAATCTCTGCAGGTACAGGAGAGGATTTTGTTAATTCATCTACTGATGTATTAATCGCACCAGGAAGTAGTGCTATTATTTCTGGAACAAATGTTACCTTTGACTCAACAAGTAGTTCATCATTAGTTATTGATGCTGATGGATTAGGAATTAGTAATGGCACAGTTTGCCACGTCATAGCAACAGTTCAAAAGACAGCTGTTCAGAAAAATAAAACAGCACAAAACAATCAGACAGTAACTGTTAATGTTACAGACGGAGATGCAGCTTCATACTCATTATTAAAAGCTGATGTCTTTAATATTGATTCTATTGTAGATGTAAATGGTACTAATGTCACAGACAGATTTGTATTAGATACTGGCCAAACAGAAAGTTTTTACGGCATATCAAAAATTAGAAAGAAAGCTGGTGCAGCACCTGTTGCAACTGGTAACATGGTAGTAACATTCGATTATTACTCACATGGTGCTGGTGATTATTTCTCAGTTTTATCTTACGGTACATCAACAGCAGAATATGAAGGCATTGGAACATTTAACAGTGTAAGATTCGGTGAAGTACAATTAAGAGATTGTATTGATTTCAGGCCAAGAAAAGATGATGCTGGAGCTAACTTTACTGGTACTGGTTCTCAACTTGGTTTACCACCAAAGGTAGATTCATCAGTTACAGCTGACTTACATTATTACTTACCAAGAGCAGATAAAATAATACAAACAATTAATGGCGACTTTAAAGTTATTCAAGGGGTTGCTTCAGAATCTCCTGAATTACCAGAAGACCCAGAAAATGCAATTATTATTGCTAATATGTTCTTACCTCCATACGTGTTTGACGTTTCAAAAATTAGTACTAAGTTAACTGATAATAAACGATATACAATGAGAGACATTGGCTCTATTGATAGAAGAGTTAAGAACTTAGAATATTACACATCATTATCATTATTAGAAAAGAGTGCAAATGATACTCAAATTTTCGATGGTAACGATGAAAGATTTAAGAATGGTATTTTAGTAGATGGATTCTATGGACATAATATCGGTGATGTACAAAACCCAGACTATAATGTTTCAGTAGATAGACACAATGGCATATTAAGACCTAAGTGTTCTACTAAAAATGTTCCATTAGTCAGAGTCACAGGCGAAAATAATACACAAACAAATAAGTGTGATAAGAATGGTTCCATAGTAACTATGGATAAAGTATCTGATGTAGAATTTGCTTCACAACCATACGCAACAAATCATATTAATGTTAATCCATACGATGTCTTTACTTGGGGCGGTATAATTAATTTATCACCAGAGTCAGACGAATGGAAAGAAGTTGATGTAAGACCAGATATTATAATTGATGATACTGATGCTTATGACCAGTTTGTAAAAATGGCTGAAGAACAAAACATATTAGGAACAGTTTGGAACGAATGGGAGACTAACTGGACAGGGACGTCAATTGATAGCTGGAGTCAACAAGGTACAGGACAATGGTGGACTGGCCAAAACAATTGGTGGAACACAGGACAAACAGTAACGACAACATCAACACAAACTAGAACTGGACTAAATACTTCGGTAGCATCCGATACAGTAACCAGAGAAGTTGGTAATGCTGTTGTTGAAGTTAACTTTATTCCATTCATGAGGTCAAGAAAAATATCATTTGATGCTCAATTAATGAAGCCTAATACTAAAGTATATGCATTCTTTAATGGAGTGGATGTATCAAATTATGTTAAAGAAGAAAGTTCATTCATAGAATACTCTGATATTGCTGATGGAACAGATGCAGTAAGAACATATGAAGGAGCAACTGCTCACCCAGACGGAGCTGGAGCTTTAGAAACTGATGCAGCTGGTAGAGTAATTGGTTCATTCTTAATTCCAAGAAACGATGCTCTTAAATTTAAAACTGGTACTAGAGAATTTAGATTAACAGATGACCCAAATAATAATAAAGACAATGAAGGTACATTTGCTGAAGCTCAATTCCATGCTCAAGGTTTACTAGAAGTTCAACAGAAAACTATTATATCAACTAAGGTACCAAGATTAGTAACTACCGAAGTGCAAGATAATAGAACAATAACTCAGACACAAGTCTTTGAACCAATTAGATGGTCAGACCCATTAGCTCAAACTATATTAGTAGATGAGAAAGGTGGGATATATTTAACATCAGTTGATTTATACTTTAAAACAAAAGATGCAAATATTCCAGTAGAAGTTTCTATTAGGTCTGTAGAGAATGGTATACCTACACAAAAAGTTGTACCAGGAGCAGACGTAGTTAAATATCCAACAGAATCATTAGTATATGCTGGTTCAGGTACTTCAACACCAACAGCAAGTGGAGACATTGCAACATCAGGTATTGCAACTGATGAAACAGCAAGATATGGTACAAGATTTACATTCGACCATCCTATATACTTACCACAAGATGGTGAGTTCGCAATTGTAGTAATGGCACAAACAAATAATTACAATGCCTTTATATCTACAATGGGTGGATTCGATTTACAAAATGCTAACGAAAGAGTTTCAAAACAACCATACAATGGAGTATTGTTCACATCACAAAATGCTTCAACATGGACACCAGAACAAAACAGTGACCTTAAGTTTACATTGAATAGAGCATCATTTAGAACAAATGCTGATTCAGAAATCAACTTAGTCAATAGAGCATTACCAAGTAAGTTATTACCTAACCAACCATTTAGAACTATTAACACAGTATCTAACGGAAACGCATATGTTAGAGTAACACATCCTAATCACGGATTACATACTTCTGGTAGTAAAGTAAGATTTAAAAATACGACGGCAGTAAATGGAATTACAACATCTCAGCTAGAAGCATCTGCTGGCCATGTTGTTTCGGAAGTAGAACATGATTCTTATACAATTGTAATACCAAGTGCTACTGTAACATCTACTGGTTCAGGCGGTGGTAATACATCTAGAGTATTTGATAATATCCACATGGACGTAGCTAATTTAATTATGCAAACAATTCAATTACCTGATACAGAATTAAAACTCTATATGAGAACATATAACTCACAAGGTGTTGATGATACAGCAGGCGGTGGTGCATTACAAAATGAAGTAAGAATCTTAGCGAATACTAACTTAAACTTTGAATCACCACAAGCAATTTATAATGAATTAAATGAAGCAGTGTTTGGAGATAACGATGCTATTATTGGAAATAAATCATTCCATATCAGAGCTGTTATGTCAACAAATTTAGAAAATATATCTCCAGTAATTGATATGAACAGATGCTCAGTTATTGGTATTCAAAATATTGTAAATAATGCTGAAGAAAATCAATCATCTTATGACGAAGCAAATAGTGATGGCAGAGCATATTCTGCTGAAACTTCAGCAACAGGTGGTTCAGAAATAGCTAAATATATTACAAAAGAAGTAGAACTAAATGATGAGGCTACAGTTCTCAGAGTTCTATTAAATGTAAATAGACCAACAGGTACAAACGTAGATGTCTATTATAAAGTACTAGGTGCTGGTTCAGATGACCAAATGAACGAGATAAATTGGGTAGAAGCTACACCAGATGACCCAATAGAAATTAATAACGCTGGTCGACATAGTGAAGTTGAATATAACGTCACACCAGGAGATAATTTTGGTTCGATGATGTTTAAGATTGTATTAAGAGCTAGCAATTCTTCTAAGGTTCCAACATTAAAAGACTTTAGAGTTATAGCAGCCACATAGGAAATAGTATGCCAAGAAAAAAGAAAGTAGCAATAGTTGAAGAAGATACTACATTAGTTAGAGATTTATCAACTAATGCGATTATAAATACTAATGAGTCTGCTTACGATAGACGTATAGAGCAGATAGAAAGAAAACAAAGTCAGGAAGAAATTGATGCAGCACAGAGAGCTGACATCGAACAATTAAAAGCTGACATGAAAGAAATTAAAGCACTGTTAAAAAAATTAGGTGGTAAATAATGGCAAGTAACGAACATAAAGTACTAAAGAGTAATTCATTCGAAGATTGGAGACAAAAGACCAATGAGATATCTTTTGACTTAGGAGATGATAGTCTTTTAGATGATGCAAGACTTGGTGATAGAGTCTTTGAATATACTGCCTCTGCTAACCAAGTTCGTTTCTCTGGTAATAATTTAGAAATTCAAACATTACCAGACCAAACACTAGATAATACTGGTGGTTATATTATATTAGCTCATGGAACTTCTATTCCAACCTCCTTTGTAAATAATGCGACCGTAACACAGAGCGGTGGATATAGTGCTACAATTGAATCAGTAGTTACTAACGATAGTAAAACTAAAATCTTAGTAAAAAATTCAAGTGGAGACTTTAATACAGCTCAAGGAATCACAGTTGGTTCTGATACTATTGCTGCTGGTAATGTAGACAGAATCATTTCAGAAAGTTTTAAAGTAGGTAAAGTAAGAGTTACAAGAGATGGAGGAATAGTTCCACATGGTTTAACTGAAGGCGGATTCCATATTGCTCCACTAAAAGCTGATATTACTTTAGCTAATACTCCTTCAGTAGATGAATTAACTGAAGGTACACTCGTTTACCAAGACAGTGCTAATAGAACAACTCAAGCAACTGTAGAGGCAAATGCGTCTTGGTATGGCGTAGTATTACATGCAAATACAAGTAATATTCTAGTAAAAACTTCAGTAGGAACATTCAGTGCTAGTTCCGATTTAAGAATTTTAGGATATGATTTAGCTACAGCTTCAGTAGGAAATGCTGACTTATCTTCTATCTCAGTTAAAGACGATTCAGTCGCACACATGATTGAATTCAATAACGAATCAACAAGTGGACATACAGTAAATGTTATTACAACTACAGCCTTATCAGCAATTAATGAATTACAAGATGATATAGGTACCGTAGAAAATCTAACAACATCAGCTAATGATTTAACATTAGCAATTAACGAACACGAAAATGATATTGGTAATATGTCACTCACAGGATTGAGTGCTACTAATTTATCAGCAGCAGCAAGAGAATTAAGAACAGAACTTGGCGATGTCACAACTATTAATGATGCAACTGGTTATTCAGCCACTGATGCATCAGCTGGTATCTTGGAAATTCAAGGAGATATTGGAGACGTTGATGCTTTAACGCCAGGTGCTGGTACAATTGTTGGAGCATTAAATGAAATTGAAGCTGTATTTGATGCATCAGCATTTGAAATTTCAGCAGGGTCAAATAACTTTGCAATCAATTCATCAGACTTAACTCTTAATTCATCTGGTGATATTACACTGGATGCTGATGGTGCAGATGTATTATTAAAAGATAATGGAACAACTTATGGTTCATTAACTAATGCATCAGGTAACTTAGTTATTAAATCTGGTTCTACTATAATGCTTACAGGTTCAGGAGCAAATGCTACCTTTAATAATAACCTAACGGTAGAAAACGACCTAGATGTTGATAGTAATTTAAATGTAGATGGAACAGCAGTTATAGATTCTACATTAAATGTCGGAGCTTTATCCACACTACATAGTCTAACAGTAACTAACGGCGCACAATTAAATGGTGGCTTAACAGTAGATACAAATAAATTTACTGTAGCTGATGGAACTGGTAATACATTAATTGCTGGTACATTAAATGTTGATGGTGCAGTAGATATAGATTCTACAATCGATGTATTAAATGGTGCTACATTACGAAGTACATTAGATGTAAGCGGAGCCACAGGAATTGATGGTGACTTTGATATTAATAGTAATAAATTCACAGTCGCTTCTGGCACAGGTAATACTGTAATTGCTGGAACATTAGATATTGGTTCACTAACAACATCAGCTCAAACAGTAAGACTAGCTATTAATGAATTACAATCAGAAATTGGTTCAGCAGTATTTACTGGAGATATTACAAACGGTGCAGGTTCAGTCACATCAGCTATCGGATTAATCGAAGCAGAAATTGGTGATGATGAATCTTATACTTCTGGTACTATTACATTTGGCGCAACCACAATTGCAGGAACATTAGTAAATCTAAATAACGAATTAGATGCTTTAAATGCTTTAACATTAACAGCAGGTAATGGTCTATCAGGCGGTGGAACATTAGAATCTAATAGAAGCTTTGCAGTAAACGTAGACGATTCTTCTATTGAAATTAATTCAGACTCACTCAGAGTAAAAGCTGGTGGAATTACCAATGGAATGTTAGCAGGTAGTATCACTAATGCTAAGTTAGCTGGCTCAATTGCAAATAATAAATTATCAAATTCAACAATTACATTTTCCGTAGATAACGACGGCAGTAATTCATCCGATGCAATTTCATTAGGTGAAACATTAGCGGTAGAAATAGGTGAAGGATTAAATGGTGCCATTGCATCTAATACTCTTACACTATCAGCTGAATTAGCATCAGAAACTAATCTTGGTGTAGCAACATTTGATGGCACAGACTTTACAGTATCAGGCGGTGATGTTACATTAAAAGCTGAAAGAATCCAAGATATCATAGGACTTATGGTTGCAGGAAATACTGAAGATGGTATAGTTGTAACTTACGAAGATAGCGATGGAACAATAGACTTTGATATCGATTCAACAGTAATAAGAACAACAGGCGACCAAAATATTGCAGGTAATAAGAGTATTCCAAGTGGTGGCTCACTAACAATTGATAGTGGTGCTACATTAACTGTTAATGGTACACTCACAATTGCTGGTTCGTCTTCAGGTATATCTACATTCGGTGTTGATTTCCTAGAGACAGATGGCGGAGGCACATCACAAGGTTTACAAATTAAAAATCAAACAGTTCATTCTGGATATAGTGTTGCTCCACAAATATTCTGGAACCATTCACAGGTTTCAGTGGACCCAAGAAAAGCATGGCAGGTAAAAGGATTAGCTGCTGATGGTACAACTGCTGAAACAAGTTCCCTAGTAACATTTGAAAATGCTAGAAGCTTAATTGCAAGTAATGCTGAAAGTGGTATTAATGTAACCTTTGATGATACTAATAATAACTTTGACTTTAATGTAAACGACCCAACCATTTCATTCTCTGGAGGAGATGTTTCTGGTAGTTATACAATGACTAACCTTGGAAATGTAAGTAATGTAAATCTTACAATTGGTACTGGTGTTGTAGAAAATAGTATGTTAGCTGGTTCAATAGCGAATAACAAACTATCAAATTCATCAATTACAATTAGTGATGGCTCAAATACATCTCCAGTTGCATTAGGCGGAACATTAACCATTCAAGGTACTTCATCAGAAGTAACCGTTGCAGAAAATGCTGGTACAGTAACAGTAGGATTACCAAACGATGTCACAATTGGAAATGACTTAACAGTTACTGGTGATTTAATTGTACAAGGCGACACAACAACTTTAAATACAGCGACACTTGATGTTGAAGACTTAAACATTACAGTTGGTTCTGGAGCAAGTACATTAGCTGCTACAAACGGAGCTGGAATAACATTTGGTGCTTCATCAAGTAAACCAACATTAACTTGGGATAATGGAAATACAAGATTAACAGTTAATAAAAGATTGCATTCATCAGTTGGATTTACTGGTGACGTTGTTGGTAATGCAACAACAGCAACAACATTAGCTACGGCTAGAAACTTCTCAATCTCTGGAGATATAACAGCAAGTAATGTATCATTTAATGGTTCAGGTGCTGTAGTATTAAATGCTTCTATCGATGCAAACACCGTTGGAGCATCAGAACTTAAAGTTGGTGCAAACGGAACATCAGGCCAAGTATTAGCGTCTGATGGTGATGGAACATTCTCTTGGGTAAATAGAGATAATTATGTTTCATGGACAGCATCAGACGGTGCTGGTACACCAACATCATATACTATTACTTCAGGTGATACATTATCCTTTGTCGATACTTCACACATTGAACCAAGATTTACAGCAGATGACCAACTATTATTTAATATAGTATCTAACTCCATCGGAGCTGCACAATTAAATGTAAGTGGAAATGGTACTAATGGCCAAGCTTTACTATCCGACGGTGATGGTACAATGACTTGGGGCACTATAGCTAGTGATAATTATTATGTCACAAGTGCATCATTTAATAATGGTAATGGTGTTTTAACATTAAACAGAAATGGCGGGTTAGCAGCTGTTACTGTAGACTTAGATGGAAGATATTCTACAACTGATACAGACACTGTAACATCAATAAGAAGAGATAATACTGGTACTTATAGAACTGGTAATATTAATTTAGTAGGTGGAACTAATGTAACCATTACAGAGACTTCAAGTGGTGTTTTTGAATTTGTATCTACTGATACGAACACAACATACTCAGTAGGTGATGGCGGATTAACACAGAAAAACTTTACCACAACTCTTAAAAATAAGCTTGATGGTATTGCTGCAAATGCAAATAATTATTCATTACCAGAAGCTACAGCAACAGTAAGAGGTGGTATTGAATTATTTTCAAATACTGACCAATCAGTTGCTGCTAATTCTGTTTCATCAACAGCAAATAGAACTTACGGTATACAATTAAACTCTGATGGACAAGCAGTTGTTAATGTACCATGGACAGATACAAACACTAATACACAAAGAGCTGCAGGTGCAGGTTTAGTATTAAATGGTAATACGTTAAAAGTTAATTTAATTAGTGATACTGCTCAAACAGTTGCAGCTAATTCTGCATCAAGTACTTCTGGCAGAACATATCCAGTTCAGTTCGATTCAGACAATGACTTGGTAGTTAACGTACCATGGTCAGATACTAACACTGATACTAATACTGTTACAAGACTTAAAGGCACAGGCGGAAGTTTCCAATCAGGTGATATTACAATTGCTGCTTCAGGTTCAGCATCAGTATCACAAAGCGGTAATACAATTACAATTAATTCCACTGATACTAATACAGTCTATACTCACCCAACATATACAGCAAGGACAGTTAATTTTACTACAACCGGTGCTCAAGTAGTTGGTGGCATAACATTAACAACAGACAATATTGGCTCAGTTACAAATGCGGCTGTAACACCTAGAACATTAACTAAAGACGATATAGGATTACCTAATGTTCCTGATGGTGCTGAAATAAACCAAAATACATTTGCTAAAGTACAATCACAAAATAATGGAACTAATAGTACATTACATACAGCTGATGCCAAGCAAGATACATTTACAATTAATGCTGGTTCAGGTATTACTATTACAGATACCACAGATAAAATTACATTAGATGCTACAATCGGTGATGCTTTCTCAAATATTAGAACACAGAATTCAGGTGGAACACTTTTACATAATAACAATGCATCAGGTTCAGCGACACTTAGTATTAGAGAAGGTACTGATATTAGTTTAACTCAACCTTCTTCTGGAGTAATACAAGTTGCTTACTCAGGTACTGCAACTACAAACTCAGCTGGTACAGGCATTGATATTAATGGCTCTGGACAAATTAGTTTATCAAACGACCAAAGAAAAGGCGATAACATCGATGTATTTGTTGGTTCTGGTAATACCTATGCACAGTTTGATAACACAGGTGGCCCAGGTGGAATTGATAGAATCACTTTATATCTAGATGATTCAGCTGACTTTGATTTTTATGAAGGTGGTACCTTCCATGCAAATGGAGACGTTGTTGCTTTCTCAACTTCAGTATCATCCGATGTTAAATTAAAAGATAATATTCAAAAGATTGATGGGGCTCTAGAATTAGTAGACCAATTAGATGGTGTAACATTTACATGGAAGAAAGATGGTACAGCATCAGCTGGTGTTATTGCTCAAAATGTAGAAAAGGTATTACCATCTGCAGTAAGAGAAGTTGAGACACGAGACGGCGAAGAAATTAATAAGCATGTAGATTATAACCAACTATCAGCATTGTTTATTGAAGCAATTAAAGAATTAAAAGAAGAAAATAAATTATTAAGGGCTGAGATTGAAAGCCTAAAAGATATAAATAATAGGTAAAGGATATGGCGATAGTATCAAATTTAGTAATCGACCAAGGCGCTTCCTTTTCAGCTGACATTGATGTTACTGATGCTGATGGAGACGCATTAAACTTAACTGGTTACACAGCTGCCGGTCAGATGAGAAGAACATATTCATCTACTACAGCTACTAATTTTACCGCAAGTATTCAATCGGCTAGTTTAGGTACTGTAAGAATAGCTTTAACAGCAACTGAAACTAATGCGATAAAAGCGGGACGATATGTTTATGATGTAGAAATCACAAATACATCGACTCAAGAAGTTATAAGGATTGTTGAAGGACAAGTTGAAATAACACCAGGAGTAACAAGGTAAACTAATGGCAAATATAAAAGCTAAAGTTAGAAACAATAAAGAAATAGTTGCAAAAACTGTAAAGATTGGAACCGCTCAAATATCTCTTGGAGATTTAACTGACGTAGATACATCAGGTCAATCAGATGGCGTAATGATGATTTACAACGCAACAAGTGGAAAATATGAGGTTACTACTGAATTACAAAACGATAACCTTAACATTATAGGAGGCACTTACTAGTGGCAAAATTAACAAGAATGAAAATTTTAAATACGGGGTCAACCACCACAGCCCCGGCTAATCTAAAAACTGGTGAGCTTGCATACTCGTGGGTGACCGGAACTGTTGGTAACAACGGTGATAGATTATATATCGGTACAGGTACAGAATCAGGTGGAGTGGCGTCAGCTGTAGTAGAAATTGGTGGTTTATACTACGTAAATTTATTAAAAGATGTTACACCTGGTACATTAGCTGCAAATAAAGCTTTAATTGTAAACGGCAATAAACACATTAATGAATTAAATATTGGAAGCTTAGCATTAGAAGCTTCTGGTGGCTCAGGTCAAGTAGTTACAAGTATTGAAACATCCATGGGAGCTTCACCAACTGACGCACAACTTATTACAGCACAAGGTGTAAAAGAATACGTTGACGCAGAGGTTGCTGTAGGTTATGACTTAGACTTTAGTGGCGATAGTGGTTCAGGAACTATTACAAACTCTGAAACTCTTGCAATTACTGGTGGAACAGGATTAACATCAACTGCATCAGGTAATGGATTATCAATAGTATTAGATAACACAGATGTTACAGCTGGTTCATACGGAAGCTCAACAGCTATCCCAACATTTACAGTAGATGCTCAAGGTAGATTAACAGCAGCTGGCACAGCTTCTATTACTACATCATTAACAATTCAATCAGACGATGCTTCAGATAATACTGTATCATTAGCATCTGATAAATTAAAATTATTAGGTGGAACTGGTATTACATCAACCAATACTGGAGATGATGTAACATTTAATCTAGACAATACAGCAGTATCAGCAGGTTCATACGGTTCAGCTACTTTAATTCCAACATTTACTGTTGACGCTCAAGGTAGATTAACTGATGCAGGAACTGCAGCAATATCTACAACTCTTGATTTAGCAGCTGATAGTGGAACAGACGATGGAGTTCTATTAGGTACAGACACTCTTAGAATCTCTGGTACAAATAATGAGATTGAAACTTCTGTATCAGGCGATACAATCACAGTAGGTATTGTTTCTAACCCAACTCTTAGCGGTAATGTTATTGTTACTGGTAACTTAACAGTTAGTGGAACAACTACTTCTGTTAATACAACTGAGGTTACATTAAATGACCCAGTCATGGTATTGGCAAATAATACATCATCAGATGATGGTGAAGACCGTGGTGTTAGATTTAAATGGTATGACGGTTCAGCTGTAAAAGAAGGTTTCTTCGGTTTTGATTATGAGACTGAAAGATTCGTATTTACTAAAGATGAAGACTTTAGTGGAGGGGAAGATGCTTCCTCACCATGGCATGATGCTGAATTTGGAAACGTATATGGTACAGGTGCTGACTTTGGTGCTGTTACAGTTGGTCTTACAGATGACAATACTATTACAACAACATCAGGTAAATTAATACTTGACTCAAATACAAACGAAGTCGAAGTAAATGCAAACTTAGATTTAAACGGAGACTTGGATGTCTCTGGAAGCGTTACACTAGGAACAGACCTAGCTGTAACACATGGTGGTACTGGAGTATCATCATTTACAGGTGATGCAGTCTTTATATCAAACGCAGGTGGTACTGCAATCAGTTATATAACTGGAACAGAGGGACAAGTAGTTCAATTTAATTCCTCAGGAGTACCTGTAGCGTCAGAAGTAATTGACGGCGGAACCTACTAATATAAATACTATATAATTCCTGTATATACAGGGTGAAAAATTTTAGATAAACTCTATATAGAGATTGAACATAGGAGAAGCCAAAATTGGCACGTCAAAGCGATATTAGGTTAAGACGTTCTGCTTCGCAGAATGCCGTACCAACAACAACACAATTAAACTTAGGTGAGTTAGCCATCAATACTTACGATGGTAAATTATTCCTTAAGAAAAGTGTTGGTGGTACTGAATCTATCGTTGAAGTTGGTGCTAATAATTTAGCTGATACATTCCAAATTTATGAATACTCAGTTACATCATCACAAACATCTTTCTCTGGTTCAGACGATAATAGTAATACTCTATCTTATACAACAGGGTCTCCTCCAAGAGTAGCAGTATACCTAAATGGTTTGTTACTTGATTGGGGAACAGATTTTACAGCAACAAATGGAACTAGTGTTGTTCTAACTTCTGCAGCTGCAAGTGGCGACCTTGTACAAATTCAAGCTTATAAATCAACAGTAGTTGCTGGCTCAAACTTATTATTTAACGATAATATTAAAGCACAGTTTGGTAACGATGGTGATTTAGAAATTTTCCATAATGGTTCAAACAGTATCATAAATGAAGTTGGTACTGGTGTTCTTCAATTCCAAGTAGGCGGAACAGCAATTTATGATGTGACCACAGACGGTATTGTCTTAAATGATGGACTTGATGTTGAAGCAAACGAGTTTATTGGTGACTTACGAGGTGCTATATTATTTAAGGCCCAGGCTGGTGAAGCTCTCTCCAAAGGAGATGTTGTTTATATTTCAGGTATTAATGGTAATACAACAATTGTTTCTAAAGCTGATGCTGATGATGCAAATAAAATGCCTGCATTTGGTGTTGCTGCTACTGACATTACGTCTGGTACAACTGGAGATATTTTTACCTTTGGTACTTTATCTGGTCTAGATACTTCAGCATTTACATTGGGTGATGAATTATTTGTTTCAACTACAGCGGGTGCATTAACATCTACTGCACCAACAGGTGAATCATCAAAATTACAAAAAATAGCAAAGGTCACAAGGTCAGATAATTCATCTGGGTCCATATTTATTATGGGTGCTGGAAGAAGTAATGCTGTTCCTAATTTAGATGATGGTGATATTTTTATTGGTAATGGAAGTAATCAAGCAATATCAGCTGCATTAAATACTTCTATTGTACCAGAAAGTGGTAATTTATATTTTACTAACGAAAGAGTCGATGACAGAGTTGCAGCTTTATTAACAGCAGGTACAGGTATTACCTTAAGCTATGATGATTCAGCTGGTACTTTACAAATTACTGGAGTTGCTCAATACGGTGACTCAGATGTTGAATCATATTTAGATGCTAATGGTTTAACATTACCTGATAATGTTAAAGCACAATTTGGTACAGGTAATGATTTAGAAATTTATCATGATGGTGCAACAGGACAGTCAATTATTTCGGAGTCTGGTACAGGTTCTCTTATAATTAAAGGAACAAATTTATTTTTACAGTCTGCTGATGGTGAATATATGTTTAGAGGTAATGCTAATGGTGCTTCTAGTTTATATTATGATGCATCAGCCAAACTAGCCACAAAATCAGACGGTGTAGATATCACTGGTGAATTACAAGCGGATTCACTTGATATTGATGGTGCAGCTGATATTTCTGGTAACTTAACTCTTGGTGGTAACCTCGTAGTAAATGGTACAACCACAACTTTAAATACAGCAACTCTAACTGTTGATGATTTAAATATTACTTTAGCAGATGGTGCTGCAGATAAGACAGCCGCGAATGGTGCTGGGATTACAATTGATTGTGGTTCAGATACTGATGCTACTATAACTTACGTATCCGCATCAGACAGATTTGATTTTAATAACGGAATTAAATCGACTGGCAATTTAACACTAGAAAATACACAGCCTAAAATTTTCTTAACAGACACAGATAATAATTCAGATTATCAAATCATAAACAACAATGGAACATTTACAGTTTATGATGGAACTAATACTGCTTCTAGATTTACAATTAACTCAAGTGGTAACGCCAACTTCTCAGGCTCAATTACTGGTAGCATAGCTGCTTCAAATATTGATAGTGGAAGATTAGGTGATGCTAGAATGCCAACAACAATTGGTGCTTCTGCATCAACAATTTTTGTTGGAACTCTTAGTGGTAATGCTAGCACAGCAAGTAATACTCCTGTTTATGCAACAGGAAGTAATGCTACTCATTATATTACTTTTGCTGCCACTAACGGTGGAGGAAATTCTAGTGGAGCAGGTTCACAAGCAAGATTATCAGATGGCCATCTTACATATAATCCTAGTACAAATGCTCTAGGAGTTTCTGGTAATATTTCAGCTGGAACTATATCTACTGGTACAATAACTGGTACAGGAGATATAGATTTAGGCGATAATAATAAAATTTTATTAGGTGCTAGTGATGATTTACAAATTTATCACTCAGGAACTAATTCAATAATAAGTGAACAAGGCACTGGAGTTTTAGAAGTTAGAACAAACGGAACTGAAATTCAGCTTACAGGTAATTCAGGTACAGACTACATGGCTAGGTTTGTAAGCAATGGAAAAACACAATTATATTATGATAATGCAGGTAAGTTAGAAACCACTTCATCAGGCATAGACGTAACGGGTAGTATAGGCGTAACAGGTAGTATAGATGTTTCAGACTCAGCTGAGATTGGTGATTATAAAATTGATACTACTAGCACATCTACAAGTTCAACAGCAGTTGCGACAATTCATTCATTTGCTGCAGCTTCATTCAGGTCAGCAAGATATACTATTCAAGTAACTAATTCTACTGACTCATCATATCATACAACTGAAGTATTAATGGTACACGATGGTACTGATGCTAATATTGCAGAATATGGTACAATCTTTACAGCTAATGCTGAAGCAGTCTTTGATGCAGATATCGATTCAGGCAATGTAAGACTACTTGCTACTCCAGCTACAGCTGACAGTATGACATTTAAAGTTATTTGCCATAGCATCACAGCTTAATCCCTTTTTCGTATAAATAGATTAATATATTAACCGTGGAGAGTGAAACGGAACTATGGCAACAAACCGCAATTTTAAAATTAAAAATGGCCTCACAGTAGGCACGACAGACGTAATCAATAGCTCTGGTGAGTGGCAAGGTTCTAGTTCTGGATTAAAAGGCGAACCTGGTCCCACAGGTTCCAAAGGTCAAAAAGGCGAAGTTGGAGCAACAGGCCCAACAGGCCCTCAAGGTACTAAAGGTCAAAAAGGCGAGGTAGGACAGAAAGGTACTACTGGAGATACTGGACTAACTGGGTCAACAGGACCTACTGGTGCTAAAGGCGATACTGGTGGAACTGGACCTACTGGTGCTAAAGGCGATACTGGTGGAACTGGACCTCAAGGCAGTAAAGGCCAAAAAGGTGAAGTAGGAGTTACAGGCGATGAAGGCCTAACAGGACCTACAGGACCTACTGGAGCTAAGGGCGATACTGGTGGAACCGGACCTACAGGTGGAACAGGACCAACCGGACCTGGCGGTGCAAAAGGCCAAAAGGGTGAAGTGGGGTCAACCGGACCACAAGGTATTCAAGGTGGCATAGGACCAAACGGTAGTAAAGGACAAAAAGGAGAAGTTGGTGCAACAGGTGGAACTGGACCTACGGGTGGAACAGGGCCTACAGGACCTACGGGTGCTAAAGGCGACACAGGAGCTACTGGACCAACAGGTCCAACAGGAGCTAAAGGCGATATTGGCCCAACCGGACCTCAAGGTTCTAAGGGACAAAAAGGAGAGATTGGTACAACAGGACCTACAGGTGGAACTGGACCTACAGGTGGAATAGGACCTACAGGACCTACAGGACTTACAGGACCTACAGGACCTACTGGAGCTAAAGGCGAAGTTGGTGCAACAGGCCCTCAAGGTACTAAAGGACAGAAAGGCGAGGTAGGAGCTACTGGACCAACTGGAGCTAAAGGACCAACAGGTGTAACTGGTGGAACTGGAGACAAAGGACAAAAGGGTGAAACTGGTAGTACAGGACCAACTGGTTCAACTGGTACTGGTATCACAATGGAAGGACAAGTTGCTGGAACAGCAAACCTTCCAGCATCTGGAAATACTAAAGGTGATGCATATATTGTACAATCAGATGATTCACTACATATCTGGGACGGAAGTGCATGGGTAAGTGGTGGCTCAATTCAAGGACCACAAGGTACTAAAGGCCAAAAGGGTGAAGTTGGTGGAACAGGTGGTACTGGAGCTAAAGGCCAAAAAGGCGAAGTTGGAGCTACAGGACCACAAGGTACTAAAGGCCAAAAGGGTGAAGTTGGTGGAACTGGTGGAACTGGAGCTAAAGGCCAAAAAGGCGAAGTTGGAGCTACAGGACCTACTGGAGCCAAAGGCCAAAAAGGTGAAGTTGGTGCAACAGGTGGAATAGGACCTACAGGCCCAACTGGTGCTAAAGGCGAAGTTGGAGAGAAAGGCCAAAAAGGACAAACTGGAGCAACTGGAGCTGCTGGTTCAAAAGGACAAAAAGGTGAAGTTGGTGGAACAGGTGGAACTGGAGCCAAAGGCCAAAAAGGTGAAGTCGGTGCAACAGGACCTACTGGAGCCAAAGGTGCAACCTATACTAATCAAGCTATAGACTCTGACAGTTTTACACACTATCTTGGTGGTATAAAAATATCAGCAGAAAATGCATCTCAAAACTATATAGCATTCTCTGGAACTACTGGTGACCAACCTGGTAATTATAACCATTCATATATTGGTGAACATATTTACTCAGGCACCGAAAAGTCGGAATTAATCCTAGCAAAATATAATGATGTTGAAGGTGCATCTGGTTCGGATAGAATTAGAATGCTTGGTAATAATATTCTGTTTGATACATATAGTGCAGTTATTACTCCAGGCACTGGCGCAGCTTTAAGCACAGCGGTAGCTACAGGAAGTCCACTTACTAGAATGACCATTGCACAAGACGGAAAGGTTACTATAGCTCAATCATTACGTCTTGGTAGTACAGATGTCATTAACTCTTCAGGTCAATGGATTGGTCCATCATCTGGATTAAAAGGTGAACCAGGCGCAACTGGTGGAACTGGAGCTAAAGGCCAAAAAGGTGAAGTTGGTGCAACAGGTGGAATAGGACCTACAGGCCCAACAGGGCCAGCTGGAGCTAAAGGCCAAAAAGGTGAAGTTGGTGCAACAGGTGGAATAGGACCTACAGGCCCAACAGGGCCAACTGGAGCTAAAGGTCCAACAGGGGCTCAAGGGCCAGCAGGTACAAATGGTAGTAACGGTGCCAAGGGTCAGAAAGGCGATACTGGTGGAACAGGTGGTACTGGAGCTAAAGGCCAAAAAGGTGAACCAGGCGGAACAGGTGGAACTGGACCAACAGGACCTACCGGACCAACTGGAGCTAAAGGTTCAACAGGTGGAACTGGACCAACAGGTCCAACTGGTCCAACTGGTGGAACTGGAGCTAAAGGCCAAAAAGGTGAACCAGGTGGCACAGGTGGAACTGGACCAACTGGACCTACAGGACCTACAGGGCCTACAGGACCAACTGGTGGATTCTCAACCGGTTCAAACGCACAGGTTAATAGCTTAGGTGTTAATACAGGTGCAAGTGGAACGGCAGGTGAAATTAGAGCAACAAACAATATCACAGCTTATTATTCTGATGAAAGATTAAAAACAAGATTCGGTGATATTCCTAATGCTCTAGAAAAACTTCATAAGTTAAGTGGTTTCTATTATGAGGCTAATGAAGAAGCTCAAAGATTGGGATATGATAAGAAAAAAGAAATTGGTGTATCGGCTCAAGAAGTGCAATCAATATTGCCAGAAATCGTTGTACCAGCTCCAATCGATGATAAATATCTAACAGTACATTACGAAAAATTAGCAGCACTATTTATTGAAGCAATTAAAGAATTAGATAATAAGGTAAACATGTTAATAAAGGAGAAAGAATAGATGTCAAAGTCCAAAGCTAGGTTTTTAGCGGAACTGCTAAATGCTAGTGGTAGAGTTAAGAAAGATAAGTCACAGCTAACAGGCGGTGATTCTACTATTGATTTAGATTCTTTACCAACTATTACCAATGCTAAACTTGAAAATTCATCTGTTACAGTTGCTGGTAATTCAGTATCATTAGGTGGTTCAATATCTATTGATACATCAGAAGTTGACGAACATACAAGTTACAAATATTTTACAGACGCTAGAGCTCAAGATGCAATTGATGGACAACCTCTTGATATTACTAACCTTGATATTGGTGGCACAGCTACAATTAATTCAAGTGGTGAATGGGTAGGACCTTCAACTGGATTAAAAGGCGAACCTGGTGATAAAGGACAAAAAGGTGAGGTAGGACAAACTGGTTCACAAGGTATTCAAGGTGTTAAAGGTACTACAGGTGATACAGGAGCAGATGGTCCTACAGGAAATACTGGAGCTACAGGACCACAAGGAGCTACTGGACCTACAGGGCCAACAGGGCCAACTGGAGGCAAAGGCCAAAAAGGCGAAGTTGGTGCACAGGGTATTCAAGGTGTTCAAGGCAGTAAAGGCGAAAAAGGAGATTTAGGAGCAACAGGTCCTACTGGTAATACAGGAGATACTGGAGCTACCGGACCTACTGGAGCTAAAGGCGATATTGGTCCAACTGGTCCACAAGGCGATAAAGGTCAAACCGGTGGAACTGGTCCAACAGGTCCAACAGGAGCTAAAGGCGATATTGGCCCAACCGGAGCTAAAGGTGATGATGGCGGACCAGGCGGTGTTGGACCAACAGGACAAAAAGGTGCAACTGGTTCACAAGGTATTCAAGGTATTCAAGGTATTCAAGGTACTAAAGGCCAAAAAGGCGAAATTGGTGTAACTGGTAATACTGGTGCTCAAGGTGATAAAGGAGAAGTTGGACAAAAAGGTGGAACAGGAGCTGCTGGACCTACAGGACCTACAGGTGCTAAAGGTGTTACTGGAGCAACAGGACCACAAGGTATTCAAGGTGATACTGGAGCTGATGGTGCAACAGGCAGTAAAGGACAAAAAGGTGAAGTTGGTGTAACTGGTAATACTGGTGCAACAGGACCAACAGGAGCTAAGGGTGATACAGGTTCACAAGGTATTCAAGGTGTTAAAGGTACTACAGGTGATACAGGTGCTACAGGAGCTACCGGCCCCACAGGACCTCAAGGCAGTAAAGGCCAAAAAGGTGAGATTGGTGTAACTGGTAATACTGGTTCAACAGGACCAACAGGACCTGGCGGTGCTAAAGGTGCTACAGGGCAAAAAGGACAGAAAGGCGAAGTAGGAGCTACTGGACCAACTGGAGCTAAAGGTCCACAAGGTATTCAAGGTATTCAAGGTATTCAAGGTAATACAGGTGCTACTGGTACTGGTATCACAATGGAAGGACAGGTTGCTAACACTAGCTTACTTCCATCTTCAGGTAATACAAAAGGTGATGCTTACATAGTACAAACTGATGACTCATTGCATATATGGGATGGTTCAGCTTGGGTAAGTGGTGGTTCAATTCAAGGTCCAACTGGTGCTCAAGGTCCAACAGGTTCTCAAGGACCTACTGGTGCTAAAGGACCAACAGGGCAAAAAGGTGCTACTGGCGGAACTGGTCCAACAGGTGGAACAGGACCTACAGGACCAACTGGAGCTAAAGGCGAAGTTGGTGCAACAGGGCCTACAGGTGGAACTGGAGCCAAAGGCCAAAAAGGTGAAGTTGGTGCCACAGGTGGAACTGGACCAACAGGCCAAAAAGGACAAAAAGGACAAACAGGTGGAACAGGGCCTCAAGGTATTCAAGGTGATACAGGGCCTACTGGAGCTAAGGGCGATACTGGTGGAACTGGACCTACAGGTGGAACAGGACCAACAGGACCTGGCGGAGCTAAAGGCCAAAAAGGTGAGGTTGGTGCTACTGGCGGAACTGGACCAACAGGGCCAGGCGGTGCAACAGGACCGGGCGGTTCAAAAGGACAAAAAGGAGAAGTTGGTCAGAAAGGTGTGACAGGCCAGAAAGGCCAGAAAGGTGAAATTGGTGTAACTGGTAATACTGGTGCAACAGGACCAACAGGAAGTAAAGGTCAAAAAGGTGATGAAGCAGGAAATGCCGGATTGCTTGATGGGCTAGATAGTTCACAATTCCTTCGTTCAGATACTAGTGATAGTTATGATAGATTATTACAAGCTGGAACTGGTGTTCCAACAAATAATTTAGGTACACCTTCGATTACAGAGATGGCTCTTATTGAAGAGCAGTTTAATAATAAAACAGCATTCTATAACCCGGCTAATTTAAAATTCTATACATCAAGTGATGGTTCAAGCTGGACTGAATATACATCATTTAGTGAAGATAATAAGAAAAAGTTTTTAGGTGGTGATAATAATTCAAGCATTATTATTCCAAATAATACTAATCATTTTAGAATTGAAGTATCTAATAATGGAAGTTATGTTTTCTTAAATGCATTATACTTCTATTGGAGCTCAAATTCACATAATACTACTGTAAAAGTTAGAAAGCAAAGAGGAGATGGAGTATGGAGTCAGCACACAAATAGTAGTGCAACAGTTGGTTCATGGCCAGGACACTTATATTTACCTATGAGTGGAATTGCATTCAACCCATCAACAACCTCAACAGGTCATTATAGAACAATTCACATTGATTTTGAGCCAAATTGGTCTACTGGCCAGTATAGTAGTAATAATATTAACTTGTATCGTATGCAAATATGGGGTGGTTATCCTGCAGGAAAGCAAAGGCTTTTTCACATTGACCAAAATAAAAATGTTGATTTCCCAGCAGCAATAGAAGCTACATCATATAGAAAATCTGGTGGTGGAGAAATAATTAATTCATCTGGTGAATGGGTTGGGCCAAATAGTGGATTAAAGGGTGAACCTGGTGCTAACGGCTCGAATGGTCCAACAGGTGCAACGGGACCTACAGGGCCACAAGGTACTAAAGGTGCAACAGGACCTACAGGAGCTAAAGGACCGACTGGTTCAACAGGACCTGCTGGTAGTAATGGTTCTAATGGAGCTAAGGGACAAAAAGGTGCTACTGGCGGAACTGGTCCAACAGGTGGAGTAGGACCTACAGGACCAACTGGAGCTAAAGGTACTACTGGTGCTACCGGACCGGGTGGTGGAACAGGACCTACAGGACCTGGCGGTGCTAAAGGACAGAAAGGCGAAGTAGGAGCTACTGGACCAGGTGGTGGAACTGGACCAACAGGACCAACAGGGCCAGCTGGTGGAACAGGTGGAACTGGAGCCAAAGGTCAGAAAGGACAAAAAGGTGCCACAGGTGGAACAGGTGGAACTGGACCAACAGGACCTACCGGACCAACTGGAGCTAAGGGTTCAACCGGCGGAAGTGGACCTACAGGGCCAACTGGTGGTACTGGTGGTACTGGAGCCAAAGGTCAGAAAGGACAAAAAGGTGCTACGGGTGGAACCGGTGGAACGGGTGGAACAGGACCTACAGGACCTACTGGACCAACTGGAGCTAAAGGTTCAACCGGCGGAACAGGACCAACAGGACCAAGTGGCACAATAACAAACACATCTTATCAAATGACAGCACTCGGTGTTGGAACTGGAGCTCCTGGCACAGGTCAAATTAGAGCAACCAGTAACATTACTGCTTACTATTCAGATGAAAGATTAAAAGATTTTGCTGGCACAATTGATAATGCTTTACAGAAGGTAATGGAAATAAGTGGTTATTACTTTACTGAAAATCAGAAAGCAAAAGAACTTGGTTACGATAACGATAAATTACAGGTTGGTGTATCAGCTCAAGAAATACAAAGAGTACTACCTGAGGCTGTAACAGAAGCTCCAATCAGTGATGAATATCTAACTGTTTGGTACGAAAAGTTAGTACCATTATTAATTGAAGCAATTAAAGAATTAAAAGAAGAAGTCGAAGAAATAAAGAAAAAATAACTGTATAAATAATATTATGAATGTAAGTGTACCGGCTTGGTTGTACCAAGACCAATATTTTTCAAAGCAATTTTGTGATGATTTAGTGAACTATTGCGACAATCATTTAGAATTAAAATCAGCTAGTGTTGGCCACGACCCTAATGTCGAGCTTGATACTACTGGAGTTAGAAGTTCTATTACTGGTTGGTTGCAAGATAGAAACGATTATGAAAAATCTGTAAAACAAGAAGTATATAATCTATTTCATAGTTGGAATCAAAGTTTTAATTTCGAATTAACTAATATTTACGATATGCAATATACTGTCTATCCTGCTGAGGATAAAGGATATTATAATTGGCATGTTGACTCTTGGTATGGAAGTAATGGTAGTAATGAAGATAGAAAATTAAGCTTAAGCATTCAACTATCAGACCCATCTGATTATCAAGGTGGAGAATTTGAAACTGAAGATTCATTTACAGCTATACCATCGAATGAAATAAGAAATAGGGGAACCGCCATAATGTTCCCATCATATATAAGACATAGAGTTTTACCAGTCACAAAAGGCGTAAGGAAATCTCTAGTTGTTTGGATTGAAGGACCTAATTGGAAATGAAAAAACTAGTAATAAATTTAAAAAGACGAACTGACAGAAAAGAATTATTTGAAAAAAATAATTTAAAAGACTATACGTATATTGAAGGTGTTGATGGCGAAGAAATCAATATGCAAACTTTAGTCAGACATGGGTGGAATATCGATACAACATGGAGAGACCCATATAAAGATAGAAAAATGCAGAAAGGTGAAGTTGGTTGTACATTAAGTCATTACGCGGCTTGGAAAGCTATAGCAGAAGGTGATGAACCAGTTATTGTTATGGAAGACGATTGTTGGATTAGAAATCCAGAAAGATATAATGAAGAAGAAGTAGAAACTTTATTAGACAGTTATGACATTGTATATCTACAGCATAATGAAAATGAACCAGGGTTGGAAAAAGTAATTGATGATAACTTAGTAGTACCTTATTATCCATATAACCTTACAGCTTATGCAATGTATCCTGAGACTGCAAGTATACTTATAGAAAAGTTTGGTAGAACTTTAATACCTTCAGATGAGCATATTCCAAAATTAATTATGAATGGTACATTGTCATCAGTAGGTTATACAGACAGCACAGAAAATCCACAGCCTTGTTGGCAACATTTTAGAAGTCAAGTAGCTTCTGATATTGAAGTCGGACAAGACAATGCTTTCCACGACTTTACAAATATACACTTTACTACAATTGGTACTGATAGACATAAACTCGTAGACTTAAATGATTCTGCTATTCATAATGGAATATACTTAAAAAATCTAGGTAATAACTTTGATTGGTTTAGTCCTATGACTCATCGCGATGGTGGTAAAAAAGTTTATTTACAAAAAGAATTTATTAATCAACTAGCTCCAACAGATTTAGTTTTCTTTACTGATGGATATGATTCTTTAATATGTGATGATAAAGAAACTATAGTAAATAGATTTTTAGAAATGAAAGCTGATGTAATCTTTTCAGGCGAAAATAGTTGTTGGCCAAATGCAGAATGGGCTGATAGATTTGATGAGACACAACCTTTTCCATATTTAAATAGTGGTGGCTTTATTGGAAGAGCTGGTGTGCTACAAGATATTATATCACATTATGATGAAAATGTACACGATGATGACCAAGCTTTTTACCAAGAACAATTCTTTAAAAACGAATGGGATATTATAATTGATAATACAGGTTATTTATTTCAAACAGCTGATAAAGATATAACTACTCTTGATAATCAATTATATAATCCAAATACTAATAGTTGCCCATTAGTTTATCATGCAAATGGCGATAATAATTTTAATTATTCAACATTGCAAGATGTAAAAGCTAAACTATTACCTTCAAGTTTTCCACAGTTATATTTACCCACAGGTAACGAATTTCAGATTTTAGATAAAGATATGTTATTAGTTAAATTTATGAACCAATCTCAATGTGAAAGATTAATTGAAATGGGTGATAAATTAAATACTTGGGAGCCAATGCCAGGTGATAAATTTCCAGCTCAAGAAATTAGAATGAAAGAATTAGGACTATTTGAAGAATTAGAATCACATTGGAAAAAACATTTATATCCCATCATTGAAAGATATTGGCATCCTATGGAAATGTATGGGTTAAGAGATGCTTTTATTATGAAGTATTCTGTAGATACACAAAAAGATTTACCATTGCATACTGATGCAAGTTTAGTTACTGGTTCAGTTAAATTAAATGAAGATTATGAAGGAGCCGATTTAATATTTCCTAGACAAGGTATTTCTAATAAAGAAATTCCACCAGGTTGGTGTATATTATTCCCTGGGGCCGTTACTCATGGTCATGAATGTACTGAATTATTAAAAGGAACTAAATATTCTCTTACAATGTGGTCTAGCAGATATACTGGTGATAAGTATTAGATAGTATCTAAAATCTTATAAATAGTTCTATAAATAAACTATTATTATCGAGGTATTAAATGGCAAAACCAAACAGCAGAACTACATTAATTGATTACTGCCTTAGAAATCTAGGTGCACCAGTAATTGAAATTAATGTTGATGAAGACCAAATCGATGATAGAGTAGACGAAGCTCTACAATTCTATCAGCACTACCATGCTGATGCTATTGAAAAGGTATTTTTAAAACACCAAGTAACACAAACAGATATTGATAATGGCTATATTGCTATTAATGATTTAGTTACTGATGTATTAAGAGTGTTACCAATCCGAGATACATATTCAGCTAATAATTTATTTGATATTAAATATCAGATGCATTTAAACGATATGTTTAGTTTAGGTTATATGGGTTCACTATTAGAATACTCAATGGCCCAGCAATATCTTTCAACACTAGATTTAGTTATTGATAATGACAATAAATTTATTTCCTTTGACAGACATAGAAATAGATTAAGAATTGATATGGCTTGGAGCGAAGAAGTTTCAGTAAATGATTATTTAGTAGTTGAATGTTATCGTATCATCGACCCAGACACATTTACAGATGTTTATAACGATTATTATTTAAAGAAATATCTAACTTCATTGTTAAAGAAACAATGGGGAACAAACCTTCTTAAATTTGAAGGAATGGTAATGCCAGGCGGAGTTACATTTAACGGAAGACAGTTATTTGACGATGCGATAGCAGAATTAGAAAAATTAGAAGAAGAAGTTAGATTGAATTGGGAACAACCAATCGACTTCTATACAGGATAAAATATGCCTAGGAATGTATATTTCTCTCAGGCAGTAAGGGCTGAACAAAATTTATACGAAGACCTTATTGTCGAGTCTCTTAAGATATATGGACAAGATGTCTATTATATTCCAAGAACTTTAGTAAATAGAGATACCATTTTAAATGAAGACCCTGCGTCTAGATTTGATGATGCTTATTTAATGGAAGCATATATCGAAAACGTTGATGGCTTTGAAGGAGACGGGGACTTATATTCTAAGTTTGGATTAGAGATTAGAGACGAAGCACAATTTGTTATCTCTAGAAAAGTTTGGAATCATGCAGTAGGTTTAAAAGAAGCTACGGACAAACCGTTGGAAGGTGATTTATTATTCCTACCAATGACTAACTCATTCTTTGAGATTTCATATGTAGAAGACGATTCACCATTCTTCCAGTTATCTAATTTACCAGTTTATAGATTAGCATGTACATTATTCGAGTTCTCAGATGAAGACTTTGATACCGGTGTTGCTGATATAGATAATAAAACTGTATCACAGGCATATCAAATTGCTATGAATATAACACTAGGTACTGGAGACCAACACTTTGTAGTTGGTGAAACAGTAACGCAAGAACTAGAAACTGGCATTTCAATATTTGCTGAAGTGGCTTCTGTAACTAAGACATCTGGTAATTCTGGAAAAATTACAGTTGCTAATATCGGTGTAAGCGGTTCAGAAACTTATAGACAATTTGTAGCTTCAGCAACTAAGCCAATAGTTGGTTCTGAAAATAGTTACTCAAGTACAATTACAAAGGTATATGATATAGGCGATAACGATGACGATAATGTATTCCCATCTGACGGTGGAGCTGATAACGTAGCGTTTGAGCACGTAGCAGATAATTTTATAGACTTTACTGAATCTAATCCGTTCGGTGACCCATCGGAGAGTTACTAATGTTTGGAGGTCATTTTTACCACGCAACAACCAGAAAGGCAGTAGCTGTTTTTGGTACACTGTTTAATAACATAAGTGTAATCAGAAAAGATGGCAGTGGCGGTATACTTAATCAAGTAAAAGTACCATTAGCATACGGACCTAAACAAAAGTTTTTAGCTAGGTTAGACCAAGAGGCTGGCTTTGAAGCACCGTTAGCAATTAAACTACCAAGATTGGCTTTTGAAATTACTGGTGTAGAAAAAGATACTAACCAATCATTAGGTAAACTAAAAAAAATAGTAGAAGCACATGGTAGTGATGTTACAAAAAGAAAGACAATAAAAAACTATGCTTCATACAATATAACAATGTCATTATATGCAATGGTTAAAAACCAAGATGATGGCTTACAAATTATAGAACAAATCATTCCATATTTCCAACCAGATTATACAGTTACTATTAAACCTGTTGATGGTTTCGATATGAAACAAGATGTCCCAGTTATTTTAGACAGTGTAACAATTCAAGATGATTATGAATCTGACTTTGTTACAAGAAGAGTATTAATCTATCAAATGGATTTTACTATGAAAATGAAATTCTATGGACCTACAGGAGATGTTGGTTTAATTAGAGAAATTAATGTTGATTTGGAAAAGTTTGGAACTAGCAATAATACAAACATATTTGAGGAGATGGATTTTACAGTTGGTAATACTGATACGGCAGAAAGTTATACCGTAACAACTACAATTGATAATAATCCTTATGATGATTAATGGAAAAACTAAATAAGTTAAAAAATTCTTTAGAAAAGAATTTGCCAGTGAAAAAACAAAAAGATTATGTCGATAAAAAAGACATAAAAGACGATTATGAATTTTCAAGGTCAACATATAAAGACTTAATAAGAACTGGTGTACAATCTCTTGATGCACTATCACAACTTGCCAGAGAAGCGGAAAGTCCAAGGGCATTCGAAGTTTTATCTAAATCTATAAAAGACATTGGTGATACAACTGAAAAGTTGATGGCTTTACAAAAAGCTAAAAAAGAATTAAATAAAGAAGATGATGACAAGAAAAAACAAGAACAGAGGTTAACTCAAAATAATGTTTTTGTTGGTAGCACAACTGAGCTACAAAGAGCTTTATTAGATACAAATAAGGATAATGTAATAATCGATGCAGAGGATAAAGAATAGCGAATTTGGTTACTTAGGTAATCCATCTGTCAAAAGAGACGGAGTCGAAACATCTTTTACAAAAGATGAAGTACAAGAATATGCTAAATGTATGCAAAACCCTGCATATTTTGCTAGGACTTATGTAAAAGTTATTTCTCTTGATGAAGGTTTAGTACCATTTAATTTATATCCTTATCAAGAGAAAATGTTTAATCAATTTAAAGATGAGAGATTTAATATTGTTCTTGCATGTCGTCAGTCTGGAAAATCTATTTCATCAGTTGTATTTCTATTATGGTATGCAATATTTCACCCAGAAAAAACTATTGCTATATTAGCTAACAAAGGCGCAGTGGCAAGAGAAATGTTGGCCAGGATTACTTTGGCTTTAGAAAATTTACCATTCTTTTTACAGCCAGGAACAAAAGCATTAAATAAAGGTTCACTTGAATTTAGCAATAACTCTAAGATTATAGCAGCAGCTACATCTGGTAGTTCTATTAGGGGTTTATCTATTAACTTACTATTTCTCGATGAGTTTGCCTTTGTAGAAAAAGATGCACAGTTCTTTACATCAACTTATCCGGTGGTTTCATCTGGTAGCGATTCAAAGGTTATTATTACATCTACTGCAAATGGTGTAGGTAATGTGTATCATAAACTATGGGAAGGTGCTGCTCAAGGTACAAATGAATTTAAACCTTTAAGAGTTGATTGGTGGGATGTACCTGGAAGAGATGAAAAGTGGAAAGAAACTACAATAGCTAACACATCAGAATTACAATTTGACCAAGAGTTTGGTAATACATTCCATGGCAGAGGTAATACGCTAATTGATGCTAATCATTTAATGAGACAAAAATCTAAAGACCCATTATACTATAAAGAAAATGTTTGGATATATTCAGAGCCTGAACCAGACCACGAATATGTAATGACGGTTGATGTATCTAAGGGTAGAAATCAAGACTACAGTACATTTACTATTATAGATGTAACAACAAATCCATTTAGTCAAGTAGCTACGTTTAGAGATAATACTTTATCACCAATATTATTTCCAGATATTATATACAAATATGCAAAAACTTTTAATGATGCTTATGTAGTAATTGAAAGTAATGATGCAGGAGCTGTTGTATGTAATGGTTTATATTATGATTTAGAATATGAAAATATGTTTGTAGAATCAAGTATTAAAGCAAATGCTTTAGGTTGTACAATGACAAAGAGAGTTAAAAGAATTGGTTGTTCAAATATAAAAGATTTAATTGAGACAAAAAGACTAGATATACACGATGCTAATACAATTGTAGAATTAAGTACTTTTGTAATGAAAGGCAATTCATATCAAGCATCACCACCTAATCACGATGATTTAATGATGAACTTAGTTTTATTTGCGTGGTTTACATCAACCGATATATTTGAAAATTTATCTAATATTGATATGAAAGATTTATTATTTAGAGAAAAGTTAGCAGCTATTCAAGATGATATGCTGCCGTTTGGTTATATAGATGATGGTAATCCAAGCAGTATAAATAAAGGTATAAAAGATGAAGATGGAAACATCTGGTTCGAACAAGAGTGGAAACAAAATTTCTAATGGAAAACTTTAACGATTATTTTACAGTAAAAGAACAGACAGAGGATATACCTATACAGGATATGCAAATTGTCATATTAGGTTATGGCGATGCTGATGGTACTTTTGCTAATTTACTTAAAAAAGTTGCAAAGAAAAAGAATATTTTCTGCGAACTTATTGATGTCGATGAAGCCTTTATTGCAGATTCTGATGTTGAAATTGGTAAGGTAACTATTCAGAACTATGATGGAGAAGATAATTCATTAGATATAGAAACAAGTAATACACTTATTTTCGTACGAGGTGGAGCTGTGGAAAGTTTAACTTCACAATCACTAGTATCATCTTTACAAACAATCGGCTTTTTCTTAGTGAATGATTTAGAAGCTATGATGTTATGTAGTAACAAGATGTCAAATGCTATTGCACTAGAAAGAAATAATATAAACATACCAAAAACATCTATTGTAAATAATGTTAAATCAATCGAAGATGCTCATAGAAGAATTGGTGGTAAATTTCCAGTAATTATTAAAACACTAACTGGTACTCAAGGCGTTGGTGTATCTAAAGTAAATGATATGAGTTCATTAGTTTCGGTATGTCAATCATTATGGAAATACGATGCGTCTATTTTATTACAAGAATTTTTAGATGTAAGCTCTGATGTTCGTACATTATTAGTAAATAATAAAATTATTGGTGCTGCTGAAAGAATAAGACAACGAGAAAATAAAGATTTTAGAAATAATGTTCATTTAGGGGCAGATACAAAGCCATATAAATTGTCAGAAGAAGAAAAAGAATTAGTTATAAAGGCTGCAAGAAGTAGTGGAGCTTCATATTGTGGTGTTGACCATTGTGTATATAAAGGAAAAGCTTATATATTAGAAGTAAACGGTTCACCAGGTATTCGTTCACACTTTATGGGTTATGATTATAAAACACAAAAACCTACTAGGAAGATTTCTGATGAAGAAACAATAGAGAGTATATTAGACATATATTCAGATGAGAGAGCTAGGAGAGCTCTAATGAGACAAGAGGCAGGGTATATTGAGAGTATTAGATTAGAAGGTATGGAAAATGACCCTATTAGAGCGAAGTTTGATACTGGTAATAGTGCTTCTGCTACTATGTTACATGTCGATAGCATGGAAGCTGATGGTGATTATGTAAAATGGACCAAAAATGGTGCATCATTTAAGAGTGAAGTATTATATGTATCTGAACCAAAAAGAGGTTTAAAACCATTTGATAGAAGACCTGTAATAGAACACACAATTATATTTAACAACAAACGTTATAATGCAGAAATAGGATTATCTACCAAGGATACGGCATCCGAAATGTTAGTTAATCGTAAATTAATGACCAAATTTAAGGTTGCAATTAACCCAAATAAACGCTTTATATTGAGCGATATTGTAGAGGCTAACGATTCGACCGACCATTAATGCTTATAAAATAGCAATTATTATAAATAATACTAGTGAATATACGTATTATGAAACTTATTAACTAACTCAAAGAGAGGATAAAGCGATGGCATTTCAAGTATCACCAGGCGTTCAAGTCAAGGAAATTGACGCAACGAACGTGGTTCCAGCTGTTTCTACTAGTATTGGTGGATTCGCGGGAGCATTTGTCTGGGGTCCTGCAAAAGAGGTTGTAACCGTAGGTTCTGAAAACGAACTAGCTGAAAAGTTCGGTGCACCGATTGATGCAGACACAGCAAAACACTTTTTGAATGCGGCATCTTTTTTAAAGTATGGTAACGCATTAAAAGTGGTTAGAGGAGTTGGAAGCACAGCAGTAAACGCTGTTTCCGGTACTACCGGACGACTCGTATCTAACGAAACAGAGTATGACCAAGCAACATTGGCGTCTGCCACAGACGGTCCATGGATTGCTAAATACCCTGGCGCTATTGGTAATTCCCTTAAAGTAGAAGTTTGTACTAACGCAACTGCATTTTCAACTTGGACTCACGCAGGCCAATTTGAAGCAGCACCTGGTACATCCGATTACGTAAAAGGAAAAGGATTAGCAAGCGGCGCGGACGAAATGCATATAGCAGTAATTGATGAAGATGGACTATTTACTGGCACAAGAGGAACTGTATTAGAAACTTTTGGTTTCTTATCACAGGCTTCAGATGCTAAAGATAGCTCAGGCTCTTCATTATTTTACAAAGACGTCATTAATAATAAATCAGAATATATTTGGTGGGGAAGCCACGAAACAGATTTAACACAAGCTGGAGACACTGTACAATCATTGATTGATGCATCGACTACTGCTTATACAACTGTTGATACTGTTTTTACTGACTCACTACAACACGGAGTATCTGATAACGCCCTAACTGCAGGCGAAGTATCGACTGCATTAGATTATTTAGCCGATGGTGAAACAGTAGATGTAAATTTATTGTTTGCAGCACCTGATGCTGATGGTGTAGATACTGTCGGAGAAAAACTGATTTCTATAGCCGAGGCAAGAAAAGATTGTATAGCATTCATTTCACCTCCTATAGACGATTCAACTGGAACAGACCCAGTTACTGACGTTGTAGCGTATGCAAATTTATTACCGTCAACATCTTACGCATCATTAGATAGTGGTGCTGTATATTTGTATGACAAATACAACGATGTATATAGATGGATTGGAAGTAACGGCCTGTGTGCAGGTCTTTGTGCTAACACTGATTCAGTAGCTGACGCATGGTTCTCACCAGCAGGTGTGAATAGAGGTCAATTACTAGGTGTAGCAAAATTAGCTTACAACCCAACTAAAGCTCAAAGAGACACACTTTATAAGGCAAGGATTAATCCATTAGTTTCTTTCCCAGGTCAAGGTACAATGCTTTTTGGTGATAAAACACTATTAAGTAGAGCATCAGCCTTTGATAGAATTAATGTAAGAAGGTTATTCATTGTTATAGAGAAAGCGATTTCAACAGCTGCTAAATCACAACTATTTGAATTCAATGACGAATTCACAAGAGCTCAGTTTAGAAATTTACTAGAGCCATTCTTGAGAGATGTGAAAGGCAGAAGAGGAATTACAGATTTCTTAGTGGTTTGCGATGAGTCAAACAATACCGGACAAGTAATAGATACAAATAGATTTGTAGCTGACATTTTTGTTAAGCCTGCAAGGTCTATTAACTTTATTACTCTTAATTTTATTGCAACAAGAACCGGAGTCGACTTTACTGAAGTCGCTGGCGGATAATAGGAGAATAACATGGCAATTTTAGGCATAGACGATTTTAAATCGAAGCTAGTAGGGGGCGGTGCAAGACCCAACCTTTTCAAAGTAACATGTAATTTTCCAGGCTATGCACAGGGTGATGTAGAATTAACATCATTTATGTGTAAGGCTGCTCAATTACCTGCATCCGTTCTTACCAATATCGAAGTTCCTTTTAGAGGAAGAAAACTAAACATGGCTGGCGATAGGTCTTTTGAACCTTGGACAATTACTGTTTATAACGATATCGATTTTGGTGTTAGAGACGCATTTGAAAGATGGAGCAATGGTATTAATGCACATAGTGCAAATACAGGGCTTGCAAACCCAACGGATTATATGGCTGATATGATTGTAGAACAATTAGATAACAGCGGTAATCCAGTTAAAAAATACGACTTTAGAGGAGCGTATCCAACAAACATTGGAGCTATCGAATTAAGTTACGATGAAGCTTCAGCGATTGAAGAATTCACAGTAGAATTAAACATTCAATACTGGGAATCTAATACGACTTCGTAAGGTTATAAATAATATTTGAGGAGGGATTAATTTCCCTCCGATAATATTTGAGGATAAACATGGCAGAATTTTTTGGTTTTGAAATAAAACGTAAAGGTTCAAACACAGGCGTAGATGCAGTTAGACCATCATTTGTACCTAATACAGATGAAGATGGTGCTGGTGTAATTCAAGCAGGTGGTCATTTTGGTGCTTACCTAGATTTAGATGGTGACAAGGCTAAAAATGAAATTGAACTTATTTACAAATATAGAGATATAGCGTCACAGCCTGAGTGCGATGCCGCTATTGAAGATATAGTGAATGAAGCTATTATTGGCGATAATGTAGAAGTTCCTGTTAGATTAGTTTTAGACCAAGTGGAAGCTTCGGATAAAATTAAAAAGACATTACAAGAAGAATTTCAACACTTATTAGGCTTATTAAACTTTAACCAATACGCGCACGATATTTTTAGAAGATGGTATGTTGATGGTAGATTACCATATCATATTATTATTGATTCTGAAAATGCAAAAACTGGTATTAAAGAATTAAGATATATTGACCCTACTAAATTAAGAAAGGTCAAAGAAATCGAAGAGGAAGAAGACCCAAAGACTGGTGCAAAAATAATTAAGAAACAAAAAGAATATTTCTTATTTTCAGATAATAAAATGGGTCAAGCCAATCAGGGGTTAAAAATTCACCCCGATGCTATTGCTTATGCAACATCTGGTGTATTAGACACAAGCAGAAAAAGAATTTTATCATATTTGCAAAAAGCAATTAAACCAGTTAACCAATTAAGAATGATGGAAGATTCATTGGTTATCTACAGAATTTCAAGAGCTCCTGAAAGAAGAATATTCTATATCGATGTTGGTAACTTACCAAAAGGTAAAGCAGAAGAATATTTGAAAAACATTATGGGTCAGTATAGAAACAAACTGATTTATGATGCTAAAACAGGAGATATTAAAGACGACAAGAAACATATGTCAATGTTAGAGGACTTTTTCTTACCTCGTAGAGAAGGTGGAAGAGGAACAGAAATCTCAACATTACCTGGTGGCGAAAACCTAGGACAGATTGATGATATTATATACTTCCAAAAGAAACTATATAAATCATTAAATGTTCCAATGAATAGGTTAGAACAAGAAGCCCAGTTTAGTTTAGGTAGAGCTTCAGAAATAACCAGAGACGAAGTAAAGTTTAAAAAATTCATCGATAGATTAAGAAAAAGATTCTCAGATTTATTCATGCAACTATTAAGGACTCAATTATTGTTAAAAGGTATAATTACTAAAGATGATTGGAATAGTTGGAAGAATCAGATTAGCTATAACTTTATCGAAGATAATTATTTTGCAGAGCTAAAACAAGCAGAAATCTGGAGAGAAAGATTTGATATGTTAGGTGCTCTTGACGAATATGTGGGAACATTTATTTCTAATGAATGGGTTAGAAAAAATGTGTTACAATTTGATGATGAAGATATTAAAGATATTCAGAAACAAATTGATAAAGAGAAAAAGAGTGGAGACGATATGGCTCCTGACCCAGATGACCCACGTTGGGCATAGTAATCTTATAAATAATACAGAAGGAAAAAATTATGAATGTTGAAAATTTAATTAAAGCTTTAAATGATGGTGATAATGTAACAGCACAGAAGGAGTTTGAAACTTCTATGGGCCAAAAGATATCCGACGCTCTGGATGCCAAAAAGATTGATATTGCATCAGGAATGGTAAATAGAGACGAGGTTATTACAAAAACCGCAGATAACGAATAATGAAATTAATAGCAGAATATATCGATAGCGATTTAGAAGTTATCGAAGAAAAAGTAAACGGTAAAAAGTCACTTGCAATCGAAGGTGTATTTATGCAAGCGGACCAAAAGAACCGTAATGGCCGTATATACGAGAAAGGTATTCTCGAAGCGGCAGTCGACAAATATGTCAAAGAACAAGTAAAGACTGGTAGAGCGGTCGGTGAATTAAATCACCCAGATGGACCGACTATCAATCTTGATAAAGTTTCACACAAAATTACAGACCTCAAATGGGAAGGAAGTAATGTTGTTGGAAAGGCTTCAATCTTAGACACCCCTATGGGACAAATCGTAAAAGGTTTATTAGAGGGTGGAGTTAAGCTTGGGGTATCAAGTCGTGGTATGGGTAGTCTTGTGAATAAACGAGGTACAACGTATGTAAATAACGACTTTCTATTAGCTACTGTTGATATTGTCCAGGACCCTAGTGCTCCTGAGGCATTTGTTAATGGTATTATGGAAGGCGTTGATTGGATATGGGAAAACGGTGTATTAGTTCCACAAGAAATTGAAGAAATTGAGACTGAAATAACGAGAGCAAGGAAAGTAGGCGATTCAAACGTTGAAATCAAAGCATTCAAAAGTTTCCTCTCTAAACTAAACTCTAAAATATAGGAGAACGTTATGTCACTCGAAGATGTAAAAAACGAAAATCTAGTCGAAGAGGATGTGGCTGAAGAGCTTCAAGAGGAAGAGCTCGTTGAAGATGAGAATTTAGACGAGGAATCTCTAGAAGAGGATAAGAAAAAGGAAGAAGTAGAAGAAGACGGACACGAAGAAGAGGAAGAAGACGAAGAAGAAGAACATGAGTCTAAAGCCGAAGCTATTGCCGTTCCTAAAACTAAAGCCGGTGTTATCCAAGCTGCAGTCGAAATCCTAAAGAAAGCTAGAAAAGAAGACGCGCAAAAACTCTTCTCCAAGATGACGAAAATGGATGAGTCAGAAGATGACGGTTCAGTAGGAAACGCTATTAAAAAAGCGCCTAAAGCTGTAGCACCTGGTGCTAAAGCAAAGGTTGAATCAACTGACTTTGACGAAGATTTAGATGCACTAATTTCAGAAGAAGCAACTCTTTCCGATGAATTCAAAGGAAAAGCAGGAGCTATTTTTGAAGCTGTGTTAACATCTAAACTTTCACAACACATCGAAAATCTTGATGCAGAGTATGCAAAAAACCTAGAAGAAGAGGTATCTGAAATTCAATCAAACTTAGTAGAGAAGGTAGATTCATATCTTAACTATGTAGTTGAAAATTGGATGAAGGAAAATGAAGTCGCAGTAACTAATGGTTTAAGAACCGAAATTGCTGAAGAATTCATGACTTCTTTACAAACAGTGTTCAAAGAACATTATATTGAAGTTCCAGAAGGTAAAGTTGACCTTGTTGATGATTTATCAGAACAAGTTACTGAGCTAGAGGAGCAACTCAATAAATCCACAGATGATAATATTAAACTACATCAATCAGTTCAAGAATTTGAAAAGAACGAAGTAGTAAGAGAACAATCATCAGGGCTTGCTGAAACTGAAGCTGAAAAATTAGCATCATTAGTAGAAGATATTGAATTTGATAACAGAGAATCTTTCGAAATGAAAGTTAAAACTGTTAAAGAATCATACTTCACTAAAGAAGTTAATGAAACAGCTGATGAAGTAGCTAGTGTTATTGGAGAAGATTCAATCGATATCGATTTATCAGACCCAATGGCTAGATACACACAAGCTATAACTAAATTTAATAAATAACTATAGGGAAAACGAAAATGTTTAATGCAGATTCACAATTAATAGAAAAATGGGGTCCTGTTTTAGAGCACGAAAGTGCACCTGAAATCAAGGACAGATATAAGAGAGCAGTAACAGCTCGCTTATTAGAAAACCAGGAAGTTGCCCTAAGACAAGAAGCAGCACATGCACAAGGTAATATGATTTCTGAAACAGCAGCTAACGCTACTGGTTCAAACGTATCAAACTTTGACCCTGTGCTTATCTCTCTTGTTAGAAGAGCAATGCCTAACTTAATCGCTTATGATATCTGTGGTGTTCAGCCAATGACTGGACCAACAGGATTAATCTTTGCGATGAAATCAAAATACAGTACACAAGGTGGTACAGAAGCGTTATTTAACGAAGCTGATACTGACTTCTCAGGTACTGGTACTCATCAAGCTGAACCAACAGGTTTGGGTGGTGTAACTGACGCTGATTCAGACGCAACAATCGCTGACGAAGCTGATACAGTTTCAACATTCGGTGCTGGTTTAGCTACAGCTGATGCTGAAGCACTAGGTAACACTGGTGGTTCATTCGGCGAAATGGCTTTCTCAATCGAAAAAGCTACAGTAGAAGCTAAGTCAAGAGCTCTAAAAGCTGAGTACACAATGGAATTAGCACAAGACCTTAAAGCAATCCACGGGTTGGATGCTGAAGGCGAATTAGCAAATATCTTATCTTCTGAAATCCTTGCGGAAATCAATAGAGAAGTGGTTAGAACTATTCTAACAAAAGCTAAAATCGGTGCTACACAATCATCAACAGCAGTATCTGGTATCTTTGATGTCGCTACAGACTCAGACGGCAGATGGATGGTTGAGAAATTTAAAGGCCTAATCATGCAACTCGAAAGAGAAGCTAACGTAATTGCTAAAGAAACAAGAAGAGGCAAAGGTAACTTTGTTATCGTTTCTTCAGACGTAGCTTCAGCTTTAGCAGCTGCTGGTCAAATGGATTACACACCTGCATTATCAACAGACTTAAATGTTGATGATACTGGTAACACTTTCGCTGGTGTTCTTAACGGTAAATTAAAGGTCTATATCGACCCTTATGCAACTGTTGACTTCGCTTGTGTAGGTTACAGAGGTTCAAATCCTTATGACGCTGGTCTTTTCTACTGCCCATACGTACCTTTAACAATGGTTAAAGCAGTTGGGGAGAGTGATTTCCAACCAAGAATCGGATTCAAAACAAGATATGGAATGCAACAAAACCCATTCGTGGGCGTAGCATCAGGAGCTGGTACAGACAGGTCTAACCCATACTTCAGAATCTTCAGAATTGATGACATCATGGTGTAAACCTGGTTAATTAATCAGATTCATTTTAGAGGGGATTTTAAATCCCCTCTTTTTTGCTTATAAATAGATATATGAGTACATTAACTACAAACAAAAACTTTTTATCACCTGTCGGATTTCAGTTTTCTATTGATAGAGACCAATTTGCAAATGTAGAATATTTTTGCACAGCTGTGAATTTACCAGGAATTAATTTAGGAAACGTAGATTTAGGATATCGTGGCGGAACATTTACCGAAACTGGCGATAGGCTAGAATTTTCCGAATTATCTATTACCTTTAACGTTACTGAAGATATGGATAATTATCTAGAAATTACTAATTGGATGCATCGTATTGTAAACCAAAAAGGTGATTTTAAATCTGATGCGACCTTGCTTATTATGAATTCTCATAATAACATAGCAAAGGAAGTAAAATTTAATTCAATATTTCCAATAAGTATTAGTGAACTATCCTTTGATACAGCAGGTGATGTTGAATATTTAAAAGCTACAGTATCGTTTCAATATACTACGTACGAATTTAAATAAACACTGTACAAATATCATTTTTAATGGTATAATATATAATATATGATATGATTATGAGGAAATTATGAATACATTAGAACAGATACATGAAATGTGGAAAAAAGATTGTCTTATTGATAAAATTGACCTAGATAAATCTGCCAGAGACTCAGCCAAACTCCATTCCAAATACCTAGAAATTTATTCAGTCAATAAGCTTAAAGTTAAAAAGCTAGATAATGACTTTAAAGTGCTACTTAAGAACAAATGGTTACATTATAACGGCAAATTGAGTAAGGAGGAAATAGACGAATTAGGATGGACATATGACCCTATGAATGGACTTACAGTTCTTAAAGGTGATATGGATAAGTTTTATGACTCCGACCCTATGATACAAGACCATCAGGCCAAAATACAATACGCTCAAGAAATAGTTGATACACTAAAAGAAATTTTAGAAAACATTAAATGGCGACATCAGAATATTAAAAACATTATAGAATGGAATAAGTTTACTAGTGGGATATAAGATTATACCGAAATGGACATTATTGAAGTTAAAAAGCGAAACGAAGCTTTTTTAGAAATTAAAACAGAACCAAGCGTAGAACAAGAGTTATCAGAACATTTTTGTTTTTATGTACCTGGTTATAAGTTTATGCCAGCATATAAAAATCGTATGTGGGATGGAAAAATACGATTATACGATATGAGAAAGAAAACTTTATATACTGGACTATATAAGTATCTTACACAATTCGCAAATGAAAGGCAATACGATATTGTCTGTAAAGAAGATGCCTTCTATGGCACTCCTGACGAGGTGCTAAATCATGACATTGACACCTTTTTGGCCAATTTGACGGCTAGCGTGAATGGAGAGGATATATCCCCCAGGGATTACCAAATAGATGCCTTCTCGCTCTTGTTAAAAGAAACTAAAAGCCTTTTATTATCACCAACTGCTTCTGGGAAGTCATTAATCATTTATATGGCACTGAGATATTACCTTGAAATGTACGAGGATAATGTGTTAATAATTGTCCCTACTACATCATTGGTAGAACAGATGTATTCTGATTTTGCTGACTACTCAAGTAAGGACACTTGGGATTGTGATAAAAATTGTCATAGAATATATGCAGGTAGAGACAAATATAACTATAACGAAAGAGTTACTATTACTACATGGCAATCAATCTATAAATTAGGGCCTCAATGGTTCCAAAAATTTGGCATGGTTATAGGTGATGAAGCACATAATTTTAAAGCTAAGTCACTTACGGCAATATTAGAAAAATGTACTGAAGCAAAATATAGGATTGGAACTACTGGTACATTAGATGGAACACAAACTCATCAGTTAGTATTAGAAGGATTATTTGGTCCTGTCCACCAAGTTACGACGACGAAAAAATTAATGGACAATAAAGATTTAGCCAAATTAGATATTAAAATATTGTTAATGAAATACGAAGATGCTATATGTAAAGAAATGGCTAAAAGAAAATACCAGGAAGAAGTAGATTATATTGTCAAATATATACCTAGGAATAATTTTATTTCTAATCTAGCATTAGACCAAAATGGTAATACACTAATCTTATTTCAGTTTGTAGATAAACATGGTAAACCATTGCATGATATGCTATCAGAAAAGATAAATAAAGATAGGAAACTTTTTTATGTATCAGGAGAAACAGATGTCGATACCAGAGAATCAATCCGTGAGATTACCGAGACACAGACCAATGCCATTATTGTTGCTTCCATGGGTACCTTTTCTACTGGTATTAATATTCGTAATCTTCATAATATTATCTTTGCCAGCCCTACTAAAAGCCAAATTAGAGTCCTTCAGTCAATAGGACGAGGATTAAGAAAAAGTAATGATGGAAGAAATACTGTAGTTTATGATTTAGCTGATGATATGCACTGGAAATCAAAGAAGAATTATACATTAAATCATGCAGCCGAAAGAATTAAAATATACAGTAAAGAAAAATTTAATTACGAGATACACGAAGTAAAGATATAAATAGATATATGGAAAATAAAATGGATATTAGACATATTAAGATGATTAACGGAGATGAAATTATCGCACTTGTTAGTCGAAATAATGATGACAATATGTTAGTAGAGAGACCATGTGCTGTTATTAAAAACATGATTGGTACCTATAATCTAAGTCCATACTTTCCATTTTCATCAAGTACACTATTTAAATTTTTAAAGAATAGAGTCTTATGTAGCGTTAAAGTTGATGATTCTTTAAAGCAAAAGTATTTAGGTTATGTACTTCAGATGAGAGCTCCCACCGGTGAACTGTTGGCTGGTGAAAGTGAGATGTTACAACAGTATCAAGATGTTTTGAAAGAGTATGCGACTCAGGTGGCTGAAGAAGAGGACTATTATTATGAAGAAGATGAACTACCTTCAAAGAAGATACTGCATTGACATAGCTATATCTTCCCCGCCCCAGTATACAATACTATTATATACTATAAACAACGTTTTGTACAGTGTTTTCTGCAAAATAATGCAAATAAAAACCAAGATTAATCCTGTACAAAACCCTTAAGTTATGGTATAATATACAAATTATGGAGGAAACCCAACTATGGCTTTAAAACCAAAAGAAAAACCACACTATGTAAATAACAGAGAATTCTCTCAAGCAGTAATGGATTATGTTACTGATAAGAATTTAGCAGAAAGTAAAGGAAAAGATATTCCGAAAGTTACTGACTATATTGCTAAATGCTTTATTAAAATTGCAGAAGGATTATCCCATAGACCGAACTTCGTGAGGTATACTTATCGTGAAGAAATGGTTATGGATGCAGTAGAAAATTGTTTAAGAGCAATAGGAAACTATAATCTTGAAACAGCTACAAGAACAGGTAAACCAAATGCATTCTCATACTTTACTCAAATTTGTTACTTTGCTTTTATCAGAAGAATCACTAAAGAGAAGAAGCAACAAGATATTAAATTTAGATTTATCGAAAGAATGGGAATTGAAGAATTTGTTCAAGCCGGAATGGATGGCGAAATGGCAGCTGAAACTATGGCGTATGTTGATACTCTAAAAACTAGAATTGCAAGAGTTAAAACAAACGATGAGAAAGTTAAGAAATTTGCTAAAAAAGAAAAGGCTCAACAAAAGCTTGAGCTATTCATGAAATAATGAAAGTAGCTATATTAAACGACACCCATTGTGGTGTAAGAAATTCAAGTGACATTTTTCTTAGATACCAAGAAAGATTTTATGAAGAAGTATTCTTCCCATATCTAAAAGAACATAACATCAAGAATATTTTGCATTTAGGTGATTATTATGAACACAGAAAATTCGTCAATTTTAAAGCTCTTAATCAAAATCGCAAACATTTTCTTGAGCCTATGCGGGATGCTGGTATTACTATGGATATCATTCCTGGCAATCACGATGTGTATTTTAAAAATACTAATGAGTTGTGCTCACTCAAAGAGTTGCTCGGATATTTTACTTCAAATGTCAACATTATTATGAAACCAAAAGTCTTGGATTATGCAGGCTGTAAAGTTGCTGTAATTCCATGGATTAATAATAGTAATTACCAAGAATATACTAAATGGGCTATGAATTGTAAAGCATCTATTCTTGGTGCACATTTAGAGCTAAAAGGATTTGATTTATTACCTGGAGTACCCAATCCACATGGAATGAGTGCTGATGTATTTGAGAGATTTGAAATGGTTCTATCTGGCCATTTTCATACTAAATCATCAAGAGACAATGTCACATATCTTGGTTCTCAAATGGAATTTACTTGGGCTGATGTAGATGACCCAAAATACTTCCATGTATTAGATACAGAAACAAGAGAAATTGAAGCTGTAAGAAATCCAATCACGATGTTCAAAAAGGTAATTTATGATGACACAAAAGTAAATTATGATGAAATAGATATGAGTCAGTTTGAAAAGAAATTTATTAAGCTGATTGTTATTAATAAAAACGACTTGTACATGTTCGATAAATTTGTCGACAAATTACAAAGTATTGAAACATACGAATTAAAGATTGCAGAATCATTTGAAGAGTATCTAGGTGATAGCGTAGAAGACGACAAAGTTTCACTAGAAGATACTACTGAATTGCTTGATTCATATGTCGATGCTGTAGATACAGATTTAGATAAAGACCATTTAAAAGTTGAATTGAGAAAGCTTTATACTGAAGCACAAAACTTGGAAGTATTATGATACATTTTAAATCTGTTTCCTGGAAGAATTTTCTTTCAACAGGAAACGACCCTATTACTATATCATTAAATAAATCACCGACAACTCTTATTGTAGGTCAAAATGGTGCAGGTAAATCTACATTGCTAGATGCACTATCATTTGGATTATTTGGTAAACCACACAGAGATATCAATAAAAAACAATTGATGAACTCTATTAATCGAAAAGGTACAGTTGTCGAAGTCGAATTTGTTATTGGTGATTCTGATTTTAAAATTGTAAGAGGAATCAAACCAACTAAATTTGAGATTTGGCAAAATGGTAATATGATTAACCAAGCATCTAATGTAAGAGATTACCAGAAGTTTTTAGAAACAAATATTCTAAAACTTAACCATAAATCATTTCACCAAGTAGTTGTATTAGGAAGTAGTTCATTCATTCCATTTATGCAATTACCTGCTTGGTCACGAAGAGCTGTAATCGAAGATTTATTAGATATCGGCATTTTTTCTAAAATGAATCAGTTATTAAAGGAAAGAAACTCAAAGATTCGTGAAGAATTAGTCGACATTAATCATAACATTGAGTTATTTAAAACAAAAATTGATGCACAATCAAAATATATTAAAGATTTAGAAAATCTAAACGAAGAACAAGTTGATATAAAACGTGATGCAATTAATGTCTATAAAGAAGAAATAGCAGAAATATTTGAAGAATCTAAAACTCTAGGTAAAAACCTACAGACAATGATTCAAGGTGAAGAAAAGAACTATAAGTATTTTGGCGATAAAATGTCAGATATGAAAGCTTATAATAAAGACTTTAATAATAAAATCAAAACATTAGTTGAAGAAGCTAGATTCTTTGAGGATAACGATATTTGTCCTACATGTGAGCAGGACATAGACGCAACTATTAAAGTAAAAAAATTAGATGTACTTAAGGAAAAGGCAAAGGATGTTCAAGAACATAAAAATTCTTTAGAAAAAGAAGTAAATACTTTAGAAAAAGAAGGTCAAGAGATTATGAACAACCTTAATCAGCTAAGACAAAAGCAACAAAGGATAAATTCTAACAATGACAAAGTCGCGCTCTTACAAAAAGAAATTGGTAAAACCCAAAAGGAAATCGATACGCTCCTTAAAACGTCAGGCGACACAAAGACGGCAAAGAAGGAGTTATCTACTCTCAGAAAGAAAAAGGAATCTACAACCGAAAAGAAACTAGAGTATGTTGAGGAAAGAACCTATAACGAAGCTATTGGTGAGATGTTAAAAGATACAGGTATTAAAACTAAAGTTATCAAACAATATCTGCCAGTAATGAATAGGTTAATTAATCAATATTTACAAGTATTGGATTTCTTCGTAGCATTCCATCTCGATGAAAATTTTGACGAAACAATTAGGTCACGACACAGAGATACATTTAATTATGCATCATTTTCTGAAGGAGAGAAACAAAGAATCGATTTAGCACTACTCTTTACTTGGAGACAAATTGCTAAAATGAAAAATAGTGCATCAACTAACTTATTAGTTTTGGACGAAACATTTGATTCAAGTTTAGATATGGATGGAATCGATAATCTAACCAAAATCCTGGATACGCTAGAAGATGGTTCTAATGTATTCATCATCTCTCATAAAGGAGATGTTCTAGAGAATAAATTTAGGTCTAAGATTGAATTCTTTAAAGACAGAAATTTCTCTAAAATAAGATAATTTTTTTCTGTACAAACATACTTTACTATGGTATAATGGTACAGAATTAATTATCTGCCCTTAGCTCAGCTGGATAGAGCAACGGTCTTCTAAACCGTAGGTCGGAGGTTCGAATCCTCCAGGGCAGGCCAATATTTAGCCTGAAAGGCCCACATGGTGGAATTGGTAGACACAAGGGACTTAAAATCCCTCGCTTATGGCGTCCCGGTTCAAGTCCGGGTGTGGGCACCAGGCTAAAAAAACATGCATTATTTGCAAAAAAACACTGTACAAATGGCTCAAGCTATGGTACAATATACATATATTCAAATAAAGGAGTGATTATATGAATACAACAATCGCAAAACTACTAGCAAAAGAAGACGTTACCGTTCAAACCGGTGCATATTCTACTGCTTGGTTTGACATTAAAAACAGAACCCTAGGTCTTCCAGATTGGAAAGATATGGGTAAAGATGTCAAGGACCTTTTAATTGGTCACGAAGTTGGCCACGCATTATATACACCTTTCGAAGGATGGCACGATAGTCCAGAGAAATTGGAAGGATGCCCTAGGTCATATATTAATGTAGTTGAAGATTGTAGAATTGAAAAGAAAATTAAAAGAGATTATCCTGGTCTTATCGGACCAATGTCAAGAGGCTATAAAAAACTAGTAGCTGACGAATTTTTTGGTGATGTCGATGCTATCGATTGGGACCAAGTAAAACTCATTGATAAAATTAATCTAAAAGCTAAAATTGGTAATCTTCTTGATGTACCAATGTCAGATGTAGAATTATCGTTTTATAATAAATCTATGCAGACAGAAGAGTTTTCAGAAGTACTCGATGTCGTTAGAGAAATTCTAGCTTGGACTCAAGAAAACCAACCAGAATTAATCCAACAACCAGAAGTTTCCGAAGACGATTCAGAGCAAGAAGAAAATCATGATTATGACCCATCACAAGGTGGACATGATGATTATGAATCACAAGAGAATCAAGAAGAACAAAATAAAGATGGTGGTTCAGAAGCTGGTGATGAAGAAACAGAAGAAGAATCAGAAGACGAAACATCATTAAAAAGTGCTATCCCTCAGCATGATGAAGATATCTCAGTTACTGACAGCATTTTTAGAGCAATGGAAAAAACACTAGTTCCTGAATCTACTGAATATAATTATGGTAATGCTGTTTCTAAAGATACTATTAAAAAATGTGTTTTTAAATATGAAGAGCTTGCAAAACTAAGAATCCAAATGAAACAAAGAGAAAACAATTATGATTACAATAATGAAATCTATAATAATAGCATTGGTCCTTTTTATAAAAAAGATTCAGAAGAAAAATTTAAAGCTTATATTAAAAGTGTTAAAAAGGCTATCGTTCCAGCTGTAAAAGAATTTGAGCAGAAAAAAGCTGCGCATCAGTGGATGCATGCAACTACAGCTAAAACTGGTAGAATTGATGTTAACAAATTGCATAGGTATAAAGTTTCAGAAGATATCTTTGCAAAAACTACTCAATTAGCAAATAGTAAAAATCATGGAATGTTTATGATTATCGATTACTCTGGGTCAATGTTTGAGTCTTTAAATAATGTATTAGACCAATTGATTCACAGCGTAATGTTCTGTAAAGCAGTTAATATTCCATTTGATGTATATGCATTTACGTCTGGTAATAATGTCGACCAATCCTACAAAGATGGCGATATCTACATGGATAGTTTATCAATGCCTCAGTTAATCCACAGTGCTTTAACTAAATCAAAATTTGAAGAAGCTCTAAAGCATTTATTCTCAAGAATGAAGCAATGTAATGGTCCTTACGACAGATGGTCAAGAGCTGAATGTGAAGACTTTGGTTCAACACCTCTAAACCAAGCACTTATTGTTTCTCACGATTTAGTTAGAGATTTTAAAAGAAAATTTGGTATTGAAAAAGTTACCTTCCTTACAATTACTGATGGCGACACAAATCGTCTTAACATTATGGAAGACAGAACTCTTAATAAAATTAAACAACCACTTTTGTTCAACCCTAAAGTCAAGTTGGATATTCAAGGCAGAACCGTAGAATTATTCAATGGCACAGCTAAAGGTACTAGAGATTTACTACAAAATCTAAAGAAATCATACGGTGTTACAACTATGGGATTCTTTATTGCAGACCATAGAAACGATTTCAATCATGCATTATCCAAAGCACACTCTAACGGCGAGGAAAATATGTGGTGGTCAGAAGAATTTGCTGAAGCTAAAAGAAGATATTTTGCACAACATAAAAAGAACAAATGTGTTCATTTTCAAGATGTCTTAGGATATGATAATTGGTATATTGTTAAAAACGAAAGCTTTCAAATCGATGCTGAAGCTGAAATTGAAGCTGATTCCGATATGTCAAAAGGCCAAGTTCTAAGAGCATTCAAGAAGTTTTCAAATAACAAGAAGAATAATAAGAACCTAATGACTAAATTTGGTCAGGCAGTGGCATAAAAACATGCATGTTTCTGCAAAAAAACACTGTACAAATGGCCTTAAACCTGGTACAATACTATTATAAATTATTAAAAGGAGTGAAATTTATATTATGATGAAAGTGAATACAAACACAATAGTTGAGAAACTACAAGAAAATTATCCCGACCAAACTATCTTTAGGAAAGCAGTTATCGTCGATACTGCAAAATCCCTAGGATTTTCTAAAGGCGATTGGTCACCGCTACTCAGCGTAAAAAGCGATATCAGAGGTCAATATGACTTATCCTCAGTTATCGTTCCATTGAGACAAAAGGAAGAAACTAATACTTCTACTTTACAAATGCAATCAATCGTTAACCAAGAAAAAAGTTATGCTACAGCTGACCCTACATTCGTACCTTGGGGTCCTTTTAAAGACATAACTAAAGTTATTCAATCCGAAATGTTCTACCCAGTTTACATCTCTGGTCTATCAGGGAATGGTAAAACATTCATGGTAGAACAATCATGTGCAAAACTTAATAGGGAGTTTATACGTGTACAAATCAATCCTGAAACAGATGAAGACGACCTTATTGGTGGTTTCAGACTCATCGATGGAGAAACTGTCTTTGCTAAAGGTCCAGTTCTCAAAGCGATGGAAAACGGTGCAGTCTTATTACTCGATGAAATCGACAGAGCTACAAATAAAATTATGTGTCTTCAAGGTATTCTTGAAGGTAAACCTGTTGTTGTTAAAAAGACGGGTGAGACAATATCTCCGGCACCTGGATTTAATGTAATCGCTACTGCGAATACAAAAGGTAAAGGTTCAGATGATGGTAGGTTCACAGCCGCATCAATTATTGACGAAGCTTTCCTTGAAAGGTTCACTATTTCTATCGACCAACAGTTTCCTTCACCAAGAGTTGAAAATAAAATTGTTACTAAACACATGGAAAAGTTTGGCTCTATAGATGCAGACTTTGCAGAAAACCTAGTTGCATGGGCCGATATCATCAGAAAAACTTTTTATGATGATGGTGTCGATGAAGTCATTTCAACAAGAAGGCTCTGTCATATAGTTCAAACAAACTCTATTTTCAACGATAGAATGAAAGCAATCGACCTATGTATTGCAAGGTTTGATGATGATACTAAAGAAGCATTCCTTGACCTCTACTCAAAAGTAGATGCAGGAGTCGATTTTAATGCCGAGGAAGCTGAAACTACTGAAGAGGAGGTAGTGTAATGAATATTCATGAAAATAGAGTATGCGCATATTCTAGTTGTAATAAACAAGGTTTATCTACTGGAAAAAATAATGTTAGAAAAAGAGATGGTCTTATACCTAGAGCTAAATATTGCGACCATCACAGAAAAGTTGTAGGCAATTTTACAAATTTTAAATATGTAAAATTTAAAAAGAGTTATTGTGAAAATATAGATGGAAGATTAGGATATAAATGCACATCAACTATAGTTGACTTATGCCAACTACAAGTTGACCATAAAGACGGCAATCGTAAAAATAACAATAAAGATAATTGTCAAACTCTTTGTTCTAATTGCCATGATTATAAAACTTATATTAATAAAGATAATTTAAATAGATATGTTTAGTAAAAAGAAAGAACAAATAAACTACAAGTTTAATGAAGGAGCTCTAATCCAAGAGCTTCAGAATTATATTGATAGTACTTACGATAGTCACTATTCTAAAAATAAGTTTCAATCAACTGAATTTATTTTAGACTGTGGCCATGGTATGGGCTTCACAATTGGAAATGTATTGAAATACGCACAAAGGTATGGACGTAAAGGAAGTAGTCAAGACGCTAGAAAAGATTTGATGAAAGTTTTACACTATTCCATTATTGCACTTTCAATACATGATAGCGAAAATAATCCTGTACAATGATTCGCTTTTATGGTATAATAGTACAGAAATTTAAAAAGGAAAAATATTATGAATTTAAGTAATGATACAATTAACGTATTGAAAAACTTTGCGGCCATTAATCCTAATTTGGTAATTAAACCTGGTCAGAAACTGAAAACAATTTCTGAAGCTAAAACCATTTTGGCTTCATCTGATATTGTTGAAGATTTTGCACAAGAGTTTGGAATCTATGATTTAAACGAATTCTTATCAGTGTATGGTCTTATTGAAGATGCACAACTAGAATTTAGTGATAAATCTGTTACCATTAAGAACGATGAAAGTAAAAGGATTCAATATTACTTCTCTGAAATTGATATTCTAACTCAACCATCTAAGGATATTACAATGCCTGATGCTGAAGTTGGAATCACACTTACAGATGATAACCTTAAAGCTCTCAAACAAGCCAGCTCAGTTCTAGGTCATACTGACTTAGCTCTAGTCGGTGAAAGCGGAGTTATCACTGCTAAAGTATTTGATGAAAAAGATGCAACATCTAATACATTTGAACTAACACTAGATAGAGATAATGCATGTAAAAACGATTTTAATTTCGTTGTAAATATGCCAAATCTCAAACTATTACCTGGTGATTATTTCGTAAGTATTTCATCTAAACTAATCTCTAATTGGACAAACAATGATTATCCAGTAGAATATTTTATCGCTTTAGAGAAATCATCAACATACAATGTATAAATATATTATACAACCGAATTCTCATACTAATTATGAGGATAATATAGGAGATGCCAAGCATGGGTTTCCTATTTTAGTCTATAAACTTTGCAAAGGAGAAACAAATGGCTGAAGAAAATAATAACGTAGAGGAGCAACAAGCCCCTCAGCTCAGTCTTCAAGATATTGCAACTGCAGTTCAGGTAATTGATATCTGTTCAAAGCGTGGAGCATTTGAAGGCCAAGAGCTAGAAGTAGTAGGCGGTGTAAGAAATAGAATTCTTTCATTCCTACAAGCTGCTGCACCTAAGGACGAAGTTCCTGAAGGTGAAGTACCAGTTGCTGATGAGCAACCATCTGAAGAAGATTCAGACGCTTAACTTGAGGGGAAGACATTCCCCACATTTTTTATTAAGGATTATATTATGGAACAAACTGAAAAAACAAAGCTACTCGAAGCACTCAAGACTGGAAACGTAACAGTCACATTCAAAAAGATAGGTACTGGCGAAATAAGAATTATGCCATGTACTCTTAAACCCGAAATACTAAAAGAACAAGGTGTTGATATCACTGTCGATATGAATCCTGATTCTGATGCATTTGCTGTTTGGTCACTAGACAAAAAAGCATGGAGAAGTTTCAGATTGGATACTGTTATGCAGTGGGATGTCAACTGGCCAACCAGAGTTGTAGATGACGCTGGAGTCGATTTAGCAACGGGGAAATTTGTAGGATGAATGAGTTTTTATGGGTAGAAAAGTATCGTCCGCAAACGATTGACCAATGTATCTTACCAGATAACATTAAAAAAACATTTAAAGCTGTTGTTAACGGAGGTGAATTGCACAACATGCTATTGACTGGCACTGCTGGTCTTGGTAAAACTACAGTTGCAAAAGCGTTATGTAACGAACTTGATTTAGATTATTTATTAATTAATGGTTCAGAAGAATCAGGTATTGATACACTAAGAAATAAAATTAAACAATTCGCTTCGTCGGTCTCACTCCAAGGAGGCTACAAAGTAGTTATCCTCGACGAAGCGGATTACCTTAATCCACAATCTACACAACCAGCACTAAGGGGATTCATCGAAGAGTTCTCAGCTAATTGTAGATTTATACTTACATGTAATTTTAAAAACCGAATTATTGACCCATTGCATTCTCGCTGTAGTGTGATTGAATTCAATATCTCTAAAAAAGAGTCGGTAAAATTATGTGGTTCTTTTCTTCAAAGATGCAAAAATATTCTTTCAGAAGAAGGTGTTGCATATGACGAAAAGATTTTAGCAGAACTCATTATGAAGTATATGCCAGATTGGCGAAGAGTTCTAAATGAATTACAGCGATATGGAACATCAGGTAATATTGATTCAGGTATTCTTGTTTCATTATCTGATGTATCAATCAACGAGCTAATGAACGCTCTTAAACTTAAAGACTTTAAAAAGATGAGACAATGGGTATCTAATAATATTGACTCAGACCCAGCCCAGCTATTCAGAAAAATATATGATAATATGAACGATTATGTAAACCCACAGAGTATTCCACAGTTGGTTCTCATTCTCGCCGATTATCAATATAAGAATAGTTTTGTTGCTGACCATGAACTCAATATGGTTGCTTGTTGTACAGAAATAATGGCAGGAGTACAATTCAAATGAGATGGGATATTATTGTAGTTAGTTATGAAGGCGAAGCTAAAAAATATAGAGCATGCCGATTTAATGAAGATAATGTAATAACCAAAGAACAAACCTTTGAAAACAAAATCGAAGCAGAGGTTTATATCGCATACGAACAAAAGCAGGAGCAGAATGAATCCGTTTGACTATTTAAAATCTATTAATTCGACCAAAAAAAATATTATGGTCGATGATGTAACTGAAAAGGAATACAGTCCATTTATTATTAATCGTGGATTGTCATTCTTTCCAGATACGATTTTATATGCGAACGAAATGAATTTAAAGCACCACCTAGACCATAAGCTTCAATATGATTTTCTTATAAATATAATTAAGAAGAAAAAACGGTTCTCAAAATGGGTTAAGCCACAAGAGATTGCCGATATAGAAGTCATAAAAGAATATTATGGATATAGCGATGAAAAGGCTAAATCTGTTATACAATTATTAAATGATGATAAAATAGAAGAATTGAAAAAAAGGATTTATAAAGGTGGAAAACGAAAATATTGAAATAAAAAACTGGTCACCAGCTGATATGTTAGAAGTATCTTTAAACGAACCGGACGATTTTCTTAAAGTACGAGAAACTCTTACTCGTATCGGAGTCGCTTCAAGAAAAGATAATAAGCTTTATCAGTCATGTCATATTTTGCATAAGCAAGGTAGGTACTTTTTAGTACACTTTAAAGAACTATTCTTATTAGATGGTAAGCCGTCTAATTTAATCGAGAATGATTTACAAAGAAGAAACACAATTGCCACCTTATTGGCTGATTGGGGTCTTATCAGTATAGTTAAAAAAGGCCCTGTAACAGAACTTGCACCATTGAGACAAATTAAAGTTATACCTTTCAAAGAAAAAGCTCATTGGGAATTATGTCCAAAATATAACATTGGTAACACAAATAAGCAGTAAAAGTCTTATAAATAATAGTAAATTATAGGAGATTTAAATGGGAACACTCACAACAAATGGTTCATTAGCATTTTCTGAAATAGAAGCTGAATTTGATGCATCAGCTGATGCTCAGCTAGGAATAAATGAGTACTATGATGTAGACCCTTATCACGATGTACCAGCTGCCGGCCAGATTGGAGTAGATGATTTACGAGGAACAAGTAAACAAACAGTTAGAATTGAGCCCCAAGTGTCGTCCGACTCGGCACCAAGATATGGATTTAGTGAATATCAAGGAAGTTCATATTACGTAGCTGAAAGCGGAGAATCAGCTGCTGCATTTGGAGTAGAAAGCAGAACGGCCGATGTAGTAACAGATACAACAGATATTAGAGGTATTGTTGCTGAGTTTGCTGGAGTGTATCAACCCGTGACTAGCTTAACACCCTCGGCCGGCACCACAACATACGCGACCCAAGCTGGAATTAATCTTTTAATATCAATTAATAGCTCTAGCAGCACAGGATGGAATAACTGTTCAGCCTTTTGTGATTCCTTGCCTTATGCTCCAAGTAGTATATACAATCCATGGGGTGGAGGAAGCGCAACACAGTATCTTGTAACCGGCTATAACTATACCAATCAAGTAACATCTGCAAATACTGTTTACACGTTTCCAAGAACTGCATACATGACATTGAGCGGCACATCGGGAAATTATCCTCTGTACCATTTTAAGTCTTTAGCGAATACAAGTCCAACTGCTTACGGAATGCATTTCACTAACAGCTATAGTTCTAGATACGACCCCAACACCAATACATTTTATGTAGGACATCAAAACAAACATAGACATGCTGCTCAAATGCTTTATTCAGGTGCTGTCCAAGACAATCTGTACGGTTCCGGTAACGAAGTATACTTTTATTTTTATTAAGGAGAAATTATGATAACATATACAATTGAAAAAGTAGATTTGCTAAATAAGCAAGTACTTATTAAATACCAAAAAGAAGGAAGTTCTGATTGGTGGAGAAAATTAGGATTACCAGATAGCTTTGATGATGACTATTTGCATAATCTTGCTGAGGATAGTGCTCAAGCAGCTGCAACATGGTGGAAAAAAACAGATGGTGTAGCAGATAACTATGTAGTTGCTGAACCTACTAAACAAATTAAAGAAGTTGTTGTGTCAAACGTGCCAGATTATGACCCACAAGTTTCAAACGTAACATGGGAATGGACTGAAGATGCTACTACAAGGTATAAAACATATACTATTACAGAAAAATCAGCATCAGATTTAGCTTTTCAAATTAGAGAAAGAAGAAATCAAGAGTTAGGAATGACTGACATTTTTGCTTTATCAGACAGAACAATGAGTGATGAAATGAAAAACTATAGACAAGCTTTAAGGGATATCACTAAACAAGAAACATTTCCAAATAGTGTTATCTGGCCAATTCTTCCAATCTAGGATTTAACATGTCGACTAAAAAGCTAGGATTTTATGTTTTAATTACACGAGGCGTTGCTGCAATGAAAAGGCATAAACGCATGTGGGACGGTAGTCAAAGTCAAACACTAGATAAGTCAGAAGTAAAATTTGTAATCAATACAAGAAATGAAAATTTTAAAGCAACTGCTATAGAATGGCTTGATTCAGAAGGCATATCTTGGGTATCTACAAAAAGTAATGGGGGACCTTCAAAAGGTAAAAACTCTGTTCTTGCTGAATTTTTAAAATCTGACGATGACTATATGGTAATGATAGATGGTGATGACTTTTTAACACCTCATGGCATTTACTTATATAAAGCAATAGCAAATCCAGAAGCACATGCAGAATCAGCTGGTGCACCTGATGATTGGGTAAGGCCAACACCTCCAGATGTAATTTCCATAGAAAATCAATATGGTATTATTCCTAATGAAGGTTATAGCTGGCATATGAGATGGGACGATTGCATAAGGTCATCACACAGACATGCATTAGACCCCAATAATCAAGACCACATTGCAGGGCGTGGATATAGATGCTTTGTAAGACCAAAAGGTTGGTGGAAATGGGCCATGTCCGGAAATTGGATTGAAAAAGGAAGTCCATACTTAACAATGCTGTCAGATGCTCACCAAGAATTATCAATATACGAACACGATTATGTTAATGGCTGTGAGTCACATAACAGAATTACGTGGTATTCTCGTAAAGCAGTAGAATATGCAAAGTTTCCAGAAGATTTGCTAGTAGGTGAAGACGTAATTAATTACCTAGAAGTAAAAGACGCAGGCAAAAAAGGTTTACTAGACGTAAGAGCTATGAATGACCTTTATCCAACTTATGTGTACGACCAAAGAATAGGCGGTATTGTATCATTAGCTAATGATAAAAACCATGGTCGTGGATGGTTAGATTGGATGACTGTTTTTATTGCTTACTTTAAAAGATTTGAAGCAGCTGGAAAATTACATCACATCGATGATTATCTAATCCCTTGGATTGATTTACCTTATTTCCCAGAAGGATATAAACCCGATACATTAAATTTAGTACAATTTCCTCAACCTGCTACTACGTATGAGGAAAATTTTGGTCCTAGACCGAAATAACACTGTACATTTCAATAAAAACCTGGTATAATACACAAATAAGACAAAAAGTCTTATAAATAAAACCGAGATGCCGAATAGTCGGGTCTCATATATTAATAACCCTTGCTTAATAATAGGAGGAAATAAGATGGTTAGAAATACTTTGAACGTACCTCGTTCACTTTTTGTAGGCTTTGAAGGCCTGTTCGATGAACTAGAAAGGATTCACACATCCGCTAGGTCAGGGAATGATAATTACCCACCACACAACATCGTGAAAGTCGATGAGGAGAAATTCCTTATCGAAATGGCTGTTGCTGGATTTACTCAAGACGATATTGAACTTGAAGTAAAAGATGGTATTTTAAAGGTCAGAGGTAAAATCGAAAATGATGAACGCGAATACGCTTGGAAAGGTATATCATCCCGCAAATTTGAGAAGAGCTTCCGTCTCTCAGAATTTGTCGTAATAGATGGTGCCGATTTAGAGAATGGAATACTCGTGGTGTATGCCAGAGTTGAACTTCCCGAAGAAAGGCGTCCTAGGAAGATTCAGATAGGGTCTGCTGGGGCATCAAAGAAAAAGTCTTTTCTTAAAGGATAAGTATCAGCGAAAACTCAGTAGATAAGTAATAAACTTTTTTACTGGAGAACAGCAATGAAAACATTTATGCACTTAGTGCAAAAACACGAGGACATTGCGGAGGCCCTAGGCGGAGTAACAATAATGTTATTAACAGGTGGAATAATTTTAGGATTAGCACCAATGGTAATATTACTTACTACTCAAGCGTTTTAGCCTCCAATTGAAACTCATGCGGGGGGAGAGAAATCTCCCTCCAAATTTTCAAAAAAACACTGTACAAACCTATGATAGTATGGTATAATATATAATATACAAGGTGACAATTATATGATGAAATTCTACACAAACGTATCCCGATATGGCAATATGCTATTATATCGTGGTTACGAAAATGGAAAACGTGTAACACAAAAAATCAAATACGGTCCGAAACTGTATGTTTCAACAAACCGTCCAACATCATGGAAAGCACTTGACGGAACTCCAGTCGGAGAAGTCAGATTTGAATCCATGCGAGAAGCCAAAGATTGGATTGGCCAAAACAAAGATGTAGCTGGTAGAGATATCTTTGGAAACACTCGTTATATTTCTACTTTTATTAACGATGAATTCCCTGGACAGATTGAATTTAATCGTAATCTAATTAACGTAACAACAATCGACATCGAGGTCGCATCAGACGACGGATTCCCAGAACCAGATAGAGCAGATAATGTCATTACAGCTATTACTATCAAAAACAATATCGATAATACTTACTACGTCTGGGGACTCGGTGATTATAATGTTGAAAATACTATTATGAAAACCCACCGTGTGGTCTATAAAAAATTCGAACAAGAATCTAGTTTGTTAATCGATTTTATTGGTCATTGGGATTCAACAACACATTCACCAGATGTTATTACTGGTTGGAATACAAGATTCTTTGATATTCCATATTTACACAACAGAATTCTAAAACTTCTTGGCGAACAATTCTCTAAGCGACTAAGTCCCTGGGGAATGATTGAACGTAGAGAAATTACTAAACAAGGCAGAACACAAGTTGCCTATGAATTAAAAGGTATATCTAATATGGATTACCTAGAGTTATTCATTAAGTTTGGTTACTCATACGGTGCTCAAGAATCTTACAAACTCGACCATATTGCAAATGTCGTACTTGGCGAAAAGAAATTGTCATACGAAGAATATGGTTCAATTTATAGTTTATATAAAAACGATTTTCAAAAGTTTATTGACTATAATATCAAAGACGTTGAGTTGGTTGATAGACTAGAAGATAAGATGGGTCTTATTACTCTTGCAATGACAATCGCATATAAAGCAGGTGTAAACTATTCTGATACTTTTGGTACAACTGCTATATGGGACACAATCATTTATCGTAAGTTGACAGATAATAAAATGGTTGTTCCATTCTCAGAAGATAAAACAAAAACTAACTATCCTGGTGGTTTCGTAAAAGACCCATTAGTTGGTATTCATGACAATGTGGTCAGCTTCGACCTCAACTCACTATATCCTTCTATCATTATGCAATACAATATGTCACCTGAAACTATTGCAGATGGAGAAGTTACTAAAGTCGATATCGAAGCTGTCCTCACCAAATCACAAAACATCGACAATAAAGGCAAAGCCCTAGCCGCAAATGGACAATACTTCAGAACAGAAAGGCAAGGTATTCTTCCAGCGATTATTGACGATATGTATAACGAAAGGGTTGGCATTAAAAGCGAAATGATTAATGCTCAAAAAAAATTACAAAAGGTAGATAAAAATGATAAACAAGAACTTTACTCGATTGAAAGGGAAATTTCACTGGCCGAAAATAGACAGATGGCAATTAAAATTCTTCTTAATTCTCTCTATGGTGCTATGGGGAATAAATATTTTAGATTCTTTGACCAGAGAATCGCAGAAGCAATTACCCTTACAGGACAGCTCACCATTCGATGGGCCGAATATGCAATCAACGCCCACCTCAATAAAACATTGCGAAAAGGAAAATCATGGAAAGATTATGTACTTGCCATCGACACAGATTCATTGTATGTATGCCTAGATGATTTAGTAAAAGCAATTAATCCACCAAATCCTATTGACTTTCTTGATAAAGTTTGTGCACAAAATCTAGAGCCAGTACTCGAAAATTCATATGATGTACTCTTTGGAATGTTTGGCGGTATTGATAATCGTATGGTTATGAAACGAGAAGCTATTGCAGACAAAGGATTGTGGACAGCTAAAAAGCGATATATTCTAAATGTCCACGATAACGAAGGTGTTCGTTATGCTGAACCTAAACTTAAGATTATGGGTATTGAAGCTATTAAATCGTCAACACCTGAGCCATGTCGTGATGCTCTTAAAGAAATCTTTAAAGTTATTATGAGTGGTAACGAAAGCCAAACACAACAAGCTATTGACCATTTTAAAAATTACTTTACAACATTACAGCCACATGAAATTGCATTCCCTCGTGGCGTATCCAAAGTTAGAGAATACAAAGGCAACACAACTATTTACAAAAAAGGTACACCAATTCATGTCAGAGGCTCATTATTATACAACAGCCAAGTTGATGACCTTTCATTAAATAAAAAATACACAAAAATCAAAAACGGCGAAAAGATTAAATTCGTCTATTTGAAAACGCCAAATCGTATACATGAAAATGTAATCGCATTTCCAGATTACTTACCAGACGAATTTGGTTTACACAAATATATTGACTTTGAATTGCAATTCCAAAAAACATTCTTGGACCCAATTCAGCCAGTATTGGATGCTGTAGGGTGGTCACCTGAAGAAATATCTACATTGGAGGATTTCTTTGGATAAGCACTGTACATTTAATAAAAAGTATGGTATAATACTACTACAAAATGGAGAAAACTATGAAACTAAAAACTGAACAACTTCTTGTAAGACTCGTATCAGGAGAAGAAATTGTTGGTGATGTTACCAAAGGTAAAGATTCACTTACAATTGAAAACGGCTTTAACTTATTACCAGGTGGTGAAGGTAAAATCGCATTCATTCCTTTTATGGCTTATACAGAAGCTCACAAAGGTGTTACAATTGATAATAAACATATATTATTCACAGTAAAACCAGTCGGACAACTTTCCGACCAAATTAATCAAATGTCAGGCAAGGGTGCTGGAATCCAAGTACCTTCCAAGGATATTATCGTACCAAAATGATAAAATCAATTGAACATATAACTGACTGGATTAAAGCAGACGAAGTACCTACATTATCTGTTCCTCAATACGAAGAATGGGTAAGTGAATATGGAAAATTCACAGGTTCTAAAGACCCAGGAGGAAATCAAATCCATGGGGTATATCAATGGGCACATAAAGACGATTTAGAAAAAATTGGCGAAAAAGTTATTCACGGAGACATTGGATATATCGGAACCGCGCTTAGAGATATTATTGGTAGAACAAGAGCAGTCACTGTACCAAAGGGAGCACATCCAATTAAAATGCTTTTGGCAGCTGGCGATTATGATGTCGATGACCTAAGAGTTAGATATCTGTTTATTAAGAATGCAGCTGATGCAGTTAATTTTACTAATGGCAGAAAGCTCGAAACATATTTACATGACGAAATGGATAAAAAATTTGGTTATAGATATAAGTGGGTAAATGCTCAACTGAGTAACGATAATAAACACAATTATGTTTTAAAGAATTGGAGAGAGCTTACATATACGCAGGCAATAAAGATTCTACCAGAAGTAATTGAGATAACAAAACAATTAGGTGCAAATCATATTGCATCGGAAGTAGAACAAATAGTTAATGGAGACTATAATGAGTAACAATTGGGTAAAAGACATATCAGATATGCAATACAAATATGGCGTAAAGATGTGGATGCATAAAAATAAAGATAATAAAGATAATCTAAGAGAATATCTACAGTTCAGAGTTAGATTCTTACGAGAAGAACTAATGGAGACTGAAGCAGCATTAACAAATAAAGATGCAGAAGAAATTGTCGATGGATTAATTGATTTATGTGTTGTTGCTATTGGTACACTCGATGCATTTGGCGTTGACCCATACAAAGCATGGGACGAAGTACTCAAAGCAAATCTTGCAAAAGAAGTAGGTGTAAAAGAATCAAGGCCAAATCCACTTGGATTGCCAGATTTAATTAAACCAGCGGACTGGGAGGGTCCAGACCACAGCGGTAATCATGGTAAGCTTAACAATATTTGATAACATATACGATAATAAAACAGAAAAGCGAATGGATTACAATTCATTCGATGAGTTTGAGCAAGTTTTATATCGTTTAGCGGAACAGAAAAAGTATCTTAAGAAAAAAGATGCTCCCTTAATCAGTCCAGCAATTTATAAGACCGAGACCACTCGAGCAAATTCCAATGTAACCGGCTGGGGTGGTTTCGGCATTCTTGATATTGATGATTATGAAGGTGATGTAAAAGATATCGAAAAGAAATATTCTCAATATCGATATGTTTGCTATTCAACAGCATCATCAACCAAAGAAAAACCAAAGTTTCGTTTAGTATTTCCACTAACTGAAGCAATCCCAGCAGATAACATTAAACATTTTTGGTATGCATTAAATAAAGAGATAGGAGATATCGCAGATGCACAAACAAAAGATTTATCCAGAATGTACTACGTACCAAGTCAATACGACGGGGCTTTCAATTTCATATTCTCCCATGATGGAAAAATTATGGAACCAATGGCACTCATGGAAAAGCACAGATACGTTGTACCAAATGAATCATTTTTCGATAAGTTACCAGATGCAATTAAAAAAGGACTCATCGAACACAGAAAAGGACAACTTAACAACACTAACTATTCTTGGACCGGATATTTGGACTGTCCTTTTGTAAACAAAAAACAAGTTGAAGAATATAAAGCAATTAATGGAACTGGCTGGTATAGTAAAATGTATCAGATTATGGTGTCAACTGCAGGTAATGCAATGTCCAAGGGTTATCCTATTACATCAAAAGAAATCGAATATCTTTGTAGAGATTTGGATAATGATACTGGCAACTGGTATTCAAAAAGAGATATTGGTCGAGAAGCTGAAAGAGCAATTGAATTCGTTTTTAGGAATAATATATAATGGCTAGACATTTAGTAACTGGTGGCTGTGGATTTATTGGTTCACATTTGGTAGAAAAATTAGTTAAAGCTGGCGAAGATGTTACAGTCTTGGATAATCATTCTACAGGTAAAAAACAACATAAAGGTGCAAAGTACTATTATGGTGATGCATTTGATTTATTTTCTATATGGCAACATAATAAAGAAAAATTTAATTATATTTGGCATTTAGGAGAATATGCAAGAGTAGAAAAATCATTTGATGATTATCAAAAAGTAATTCAATCTAATTATATGTCATTTCCAGCTGTAGTTGAATTTGCAAAACATCAACAAGCAAAGTTTATTTATTCTGGCTCTTCAACTAAATTTAGTAAAGGAGATGTTCCAGGATATACAATGAGTCCATACGCATATACAAAATGGCAAAATACAGAATTTTTAAAATCTTATTCTAATTGGTTCTATTTAGAATATTCAATTGTATACTTTTACAATGTTTATGGTGATGGTGAAATTTCAGAAGGCGATTATTCTACAGTAATTGCAAAATATTTAAGTATGGTAAAAAATGGAGCCACTGAATTACCAGTTACAGAACCAGGAACTCAGCTGAGAAACTTTACTCATATTGATGATACAGTCAACGGATTAATAATTGCTGGTATGGAAGGTATAGGTGATGAGTATGGTATAGCATCGAATCAAAGTTATTCTATTTTAGACGTAGTAGAAATGCTAGGTTGTAAACCTAAAATGGTTCAAGGTAATTCAGCAAATCGTTTAGATGCTGATGTTAAAAATGAAAAATTAAAAGACCTAGGTTGGTCGGCTAAAGTTTCACTAAAAGATTATATTAAGGAGAAGTTAGATGAATAGTCCGGATTATGGAAAAATTTCACTATGGATTGCAGCATTGGTTGTAGCAATTTTAAGTGTACCTCATGTATTTGCAAGTGAGGAAGAAGAAACTTATGATAGATATTGTATGGCACAAAATATTTATTTTGAATCAGCAAATCAATCATTTGCTGGTAAATTAGCTGTAGCACATGTTGTTATAAATAGAATGGAAGATTTACAGTTCCCAAATACAGTATGCGGTGTAATTTATCAAGCTAAAACATACACAAATTGGAAAGGCAATGAAGTTCCAATTAGAAATCAGTGTCAATTTAGTTGGTATTGTGATGGAAAATCTGATGAACCGGTTGATTCTAAGACTTGGATTAAATCGCTTTATATTGCAGATTTAGCATTGACGGGAAAGTATAAAGATATTACTGAAGGTGCCTTATGGTATCATGCAGATTACATTCTGCCTTATTGGGCAGACCAACTTGAATATGTGACTCAAATTGATGAACATATATTTTACAAATAGGAAAAAAATTATGAAAATGTTAGCAGACAATGTATTAATAGCTGAAGTTGCAGAAGATAAACAATCAGCTGGTGGAATTATATTAACGGAATCAATTGATAAAGCAAGTAAACCTGGTTTAGTTCTATCAGTAGGTTCAGAAGCAAATAGCCAATTAAAAAGAGGTCAAAGAGTTTTCCTAGATTGGTCTAAATCTATGCCAGTAAATGTAGAAGGAAATGCAGCTGTAATAATTCGTTCAGAACATGTTAGAGCAATTATAGGAGAAGAAGAATAATGTATAGATATAAAGTTTATGTTACGAGAATTGTTGACGGAGATACAATTGACGTTGATGTCGATTTAGGCTTCGGAATGATTTACAAAAAGCAAAGAGTTAGAATGATGGGTATTGATACTCCAGAATCTAGGACTCGTGATTTAGAAGAAAAATTTTACGGTAAAGCAAGTAAAGCAAATTTAAAGAAAATTTTAAAAGACCAAGAGATACAAATGGTATCGCATGACAAAGGTAAGTTTGGTAGAATACTTGGTGAACTTTTTATTGGAGATAGTTCATATAGTATTAATCAACAACAAATTGATGAACATCATGCAGTGCCATATTTTGGACAATCTAAAGATGATACAGAACAAGGTCATCTATGGAATAGAGCAGCACTTAATGAGCAGGGAATTATTTACGAAAAAAAATAAAAAAACCCTGTACATTTGCGTGAGTTTATGGTATAATACTATTAAATTATGGAGTTATTATGAAAGAATCTTTAAAAGTCCTGCAAGAATGCGCAGAATTACAAACTAAAAAATCCAACGATTATCAGAATCCCAATTCCAAGATAAGTCAAGCAGACTATTATCCTAATGGTGTAACAACCATTCATGACATTATGCATGCCAAAATGCTAAGAATGCTATCTGTTATGGAAGCTATGCAATCTGATAACTATCAACCAAACTTCGAATCACTCGAAGACTCAGCTAAAGATTTAATTAATTATTCATCATTCTTTGTAGCTTACTGCAGAGGTGGTATTTCAGGCCAGAATCCAAACAACGATATTTTCAACAGGAGCAAAAATGCATCAGACAGTTAGTGATATTAGAACTCATTTTATAAATGAGCTAGGTAACGAAAATTTTACTATTGATAAAACAGGTCAAAAGACAATTGAACTTATTGGTGCTTCATTTATTGCAGATGAAGATGCTATCTTTGGTACTCCAAACAAAATATATATTCAACAAGAAATTGAATGGTATGATTCTGAGTCAACAAACATTTATGATATTAACAGAGGTGTAGATGCTGTAGGTAACGATATGGAACCACCGCAAGCATGGCTATATACAGCAAACAAACATGGGGAAATCAATTCTAATTATGGATTACTAATCTATGGTGAAAAATACTTTGAACAATATGAAAATGCACTTGACGAATTAATTAAAAACCCAGACTCTCGCAGAGCATGTATGGTTTACAACCGTCCAAGCATTTGGGTTGAGTACAAAGAAAATGGTAAAAACGATTTCATTTGTACTAATGCTGTAACATATTATATTCGTGATGGTTTCCTAGATTGCGTTATTCAAATGCGTAGTAACGATGTTATCTTTGGTTATCGTAATGACTTTGCATGGCAGAAACATGTTAGAGATACAATGGTAAACGATTTAAATAAATTAACTGGTTCAGCATTTAGTGGCGATGTTATAAAAGCTGGTGATATTTACTGGCAGGTACAAAACTTACATGTGTATGAGAGGCACTTTAACCTTGTCAAATAAATGGGATAAAAGATATATTGGTTTAGCTAAAGAAATTGCTTCTTGGTCAAAGGACCCAAGTAAACAAATTGGAGCAGTTGCTATCGGAGAAAAAGGACAAGTATTAGCTCAAGGTTATAATGGATTTCCAAGAGGCATTGCAGATAGCGACCATCGGTATAATGACAGAAACGAAAAGTATAAGTATGTTGTACATGCAGAAATGAATTGTATTTACAATGCAACATTTAACGGAGTTTCATTACAAGGAGCTACTATATATATTTCAGGGCTTCCGGTTTGTAGCGAATGTGCAAAAGGATTAATTCAAGTCGGAGTCAAAAGAGTAGTTTACGAATGTGGAGACGATGTACCAAATATTTGGAAAGAACATAACGAAACAACAATTGAATTATTAAGTGAGGCAGACATCAGTTATGAGCGAATACACTAAAGAAGAGCTAAAAAATTCAAAACGAATTTACAAATCAGCAACACCCAAGTATACAATTGACTGGTATTTAAAATGGATTGCATCTGCATTCGTTTTATTTGCAATGTCAATTCGAGGAGTTGAAGGTATGCAAATTTACGATTTATATCTATCGATTGTCGGTATATTTTTATGGACAATTGTTTCCTTTATTTGGAAAGATAGAGCACTAATTCTATTAAATGGCGTAGGATTAATGTTTTTAATTAATAATTTAGCCAGAACTATATCAGGAGCATAATGGAACATTTAATAATCCCTACATTAGGTAGAATCCATAAGCAAAAAACTTATAATAATCTACCTGATAAGTGGAAAGAAAAAGTAAAATTTACTGTTCAACCGCATGAGGTTGACGAAATGAGAGACATCTATGGCGATAAAGTATTACCATTACCAGAGTCAGTAAAAGGTTTATCACCTACTAGACAATGGATTTGGGATGAATTTTATGGCACTAGGCACATGGTACTCGACGATGACATGGAGTACTTTAAATACAAAGGCCCAGCACCAGAGCACCTAGATACCAAATGGGAAACTAGGGATATGACAGGAGAAGAGTTTGATGATGCTTTCAATACATTTAATAAATGGATGGACGAAGAGCAAATTTATCATGGCGGATTCTCAACATCTTGGGTTGTACCAGATTTAAAATATTGGCCACATCAGAACAATGTAAGGATTATGACTAATTCTTATTTTGATTCTAAAAATTTACCAAGAAATATTGTGTGGGATAAATTACCTACATCGCAAGATTTCCATGCAAACTTACAGTTGTTAACACAAGGCTTTGCAAATAGAATTACAACAAGATATAGAGTTTCTATTTCTGCTACAAATGCAAAAGGCGGATGTTCAGAATATAGAACAGTTGAACTAAGTAATGAGGTACACAGAAAACTTGCTGAAATGTACCCAGACTATGTTTCACTAAAAACAAAAACACTAGCTAATGGTCCATGGAAAGGCGAGGAACGAATTACTTGTCATATTCAATGGTCAAAAGCTTATAAAGATGCAATTAAAGCAAAGGAATCTAATTCTTTGGAGGAGTTTTTCGGATGAAACATGCAGGTATAGTTCCACTAATTGGTGGAGAAATTTTAGCTTCAGATGAAGCTTATGGAAAAACACCAGAATATCTAATGACATATTCTGGGTTTATGGGTAATGAAGAACATCTCATTAAACACTATAAAGATAATAATGTTGATGTTCCATATTATGTTCTCGATGAAGAGGGATTTACAAATCCACTTCACAAAACTAAAAAGGTGGACGTTGTTTCATCTGTATGTCCATGTGCAGGTTTAAGTACTTATCACAATTCGCACGGAGAGCAAAACGAAAATAATCAATGGATGGAAAAATCATCTGAGTATGTTTTGAAACACGTCAGACCAAAAGTACTGTGGGGAGAGAATGCACCAGGTCTGGCTGGAAAAATTGGTGCATTCATGAGAGAGAAGTTGTACCATCTTGGCCAAGAAAATGGGTACAACTTCTCCATTTATCTTACTAAAAGTTTAAATCATGGCAATCCACAATATCGTAAAAGAACATTTTTCTTTTTCTGGGATAAAGAACATTTCCAAGATAGGATTCCAGTATTAAATTACTTTGATAAAGAAAGACCAACTATTCAAGAGTTACTTTTAAATGTAAAAAGTAATTTTCAAACTGAAGTATTAAATAAAAAGATACCAAGTCAAGATGACCCATATTACAAATATATGCTAGAAGTTGTACAAGGTGGAATGACTCATGCTGAATATTCTGCATCTGTAGCTCATGAAGAAAAATCAGTTACTATTGAGTCTAGGTTAATGAAAATGGGAATTAAACATGGAACAATTGCTGAGTGGATGGACCAATTCCCAGAGTTTGAAAGAGAAGCAGCTAAAGCTAGACGTAAACATGCAAAATTAGAAGCAGGTGGAAACATCATGTTGAGAGGTACAATTATTCCAGTGAATTATATTGGAGCATTTGTTGTACATTTACCAAAAGTAGTAGCTCATCCAACTGAAGATAGGTATCTAAATATAGCTGAAGCAAAAGCTATTATGGGATTACCAGATAGCTTAGAAGTTATTGACCCAATGAAAAATTATAATCATATCTGTCAAAATGTACCATTTAATACAGCAAAGGATATGGCAACAGAAGTTAAAGCAGTATTGGAAAATAAAAGAGATTTAATTGAAACATCATATTTATTTCAAAATAATTTAGCTAGGAAAGTAGATTATAAAAGAGATGAAAATAGTTTGGAGGCGTTTCTATGAAAGGAAAAGGTTATCACATGCATAAAGTAAACAATTATAAAATTAGAATTTTACTAACTGGTACAAGAGGATATCGTAAAGGATTTATTGCTAATTACTTTTTAGATAATTACAAAGATACTTATGACATCACTGAATACATGGGAGACATTAGAGATTTTGACGAAGATTTATCAGCTAAAAAATACGATATGGTAATTCATTTAGCTGCAATGGCTGGAGTACGAAGGTCGCATGAAATACCAGAAGAATTCTGGGAAGTTAATGTTGACGCATCTAAAAAGATTTTTGATGCTTGTGAACGTAATCATCTTCCAATTGTATATGCATCATCTTCATCAATTTATGAATGGTGGTTATCTCCTTATGCTGCAAGTAAAAAAGCTATGGAAGCAATTGCACCTTATAGTTCATTAGGATTAAGATTTCACACAGTATATGGGCCAAATAGTAGAACAGATATGTTATATAGAAACCTAGAAGAAAAAAATCCAAAAATTACATATCTTACAAACCATACAAGAGATTGGACACATGTTGAAGATGTTTGTAGTGCAATTCATCTTTGTATAAGAAACTATAATAAATTAGCTAAACATAAGGCAATTGATGTTGGTAATGGTAGACCAGTATCAGTAAAAGAAATGGCAGATAAAATTTGGCCAGATAATAATTTACCAATTAAAGAAGTAACAGGGGAAAGACAAGATACATGTGCTAATCCAAAAGAGCTCATGGAACTTGGTTGGAAACCTAAACATTTTATTATGGAGGAAAAATGAGAATCGCAATTATTGGACACGGCTTTGTAGGAAAAGCTGTTGATTATGGATTTAGTAATCCCACAGTAGAGAAAAAAATACTCGACCCAAAATATGGTCATGATGGTATTGACCAACAACAGTTAGTAGATTGGAAACCACATTTAACTTTTGTTTGTGTACCAACACCTATGGCAGAAGATGGTGATATTGATACAACTATTTTAGATAGTGTAATGGAAAATTTAAAAGAATTGACAAGTATGATTGTAATTAAATCTACTATTACACCAAGTACAATTGATAAATACAATCAAGTAAATGTACTTTATAATCCAGAGTTTCTAACTGAAAAGTCAGCATGTGAACAATTCGTAAATCCAGAGTTTCACATTATTGGCGGATTACAAGCTCAAGCTGAGAAACTAGAGTACTATTATGAAACTTTTAGTTTATGTTCACCTTGTCCAGTTTATAAAATGAATAAAGCAGAAGCAAGTTTTGTAAAATATGCTATTAATTCATTCTTATCTACAAAAGTAACATTCTTTAATCAGCTATACGATGCATGTAATCAATACGGCGATGTAAACTTTAATAAAATTATTAAAGCCGTAGGTGCTGACGATAGAGTAAGTATTTCGCATACCAAGGTTCCAGGATACGATGGAAAACAAGGTTATGGCGGAGCATGTTTCCCTAAAGACACTTTAGCATTTTCTAAGTTTAGCGATAAACTAACTCTTTTGGCTAAAGCGATTGAGATTAATAATGAATATAGGTCACAATATGATAGGGACGAAAGAGAAAAAGAGCAAAATATTCAATTTAACCATGTACAAAATGGTTAAAGTATGGTATAATATACACATTAATAGGAGAAAACTATGTTAACTGTAGGAAATAAATTCCCTGAATTCAATTTACAGGGTATTTCAAAAGATAACGAATTCATTAGTGTAGATGTAAGTAGCAGTTATGAACCTTTGAAAAAAGATTGGACTGTAGTTTATTTCTATCCTAAAGATTTTACATTCATTTGTCCAACTGAGATTGCGGCAATGGATGCATTAAACGATGATGCAAATGTCATCGGAATCAGCGGTGATAATGAGTTCTGTAAATTAGCTTGGAAAAAAGACAACGAGCTAATAGGAAGTATTCAGCATCCACTTGCAGCTGATTGTGGTTTAGGTTTAAGCCACGCACTAGGTATTGTTAATGAAGCAGAAGGTGTTTGCTATAGAGCAACCTTTATCATTGATAAAAACAGTGTTATCCAACACGTGTCAGTCAACGCACTCGATACTGGCAGAAATGCACAAGAAGTATTGAGAACACTAAAGGCACTTCAGGCTGGAGGACTAACTGGATGCAGTTGGGAACCAGGGGAGGATTTCGTTGCCTAAAGTAGATTTAACACCTCGGAATAGACATCCAAGAGACAAAAGGCCAGCTAAGCCAATGCCATTTGATGTTGCTTTAAGAAAATTTAAAAAACAATGTGAAAGAGCAGGTATTGTTCAAGAAGTTCGCGCAAGAGAATTTTATGAAAAACCAAACCAGAAGCGAATAAGAAAGAAAAAAGAGGCCGTTGCCAGATGGCGTAAGTACGAAAGGCAAAATAACCCCGGCACATATAGAAATAGGAGAAAATAATGGGCGTAATGGATAAACTTAAAAAGAATAGTAGAATTAAAGAAACACAAATTCTACAAGATTCACATTTCTTTACAGAAAAGGATATGGTTACAACACCAGTTCCAATGATTAATGTTGCTTTATCAGGCGATATTGATGGTGGATTATCATCTGGACTTACAGTTCTTGCTGGTCCAAGTAAACATTTTAAAACATCATTTGCATTATTGATGGCAGCTGCTTATCTAAAAGAACATGATGATGCTGTATTGTTATTCTATGATTCAGAGTTTGGTTCACCACAATCCTATTTTGAAGCATTTGGTATTGATACATCTAGAGTTTTACACACACCAATTACAGATGTTGAAGAACTCAAATTTGATATCGTAAATCAATTAGATAATATCGACAGAAAAGATAATGTTATTATTGTTATTGATTCTATTGGTAACCTTGCATCTAAGAAAGAACTTGAAGATGCTAAGAATGAAAAATCAGTTGCAGATATGTCAAGAGCAAAAGCATTAAAGGGACTATTCAGAATGGTCACTCCTTATTTAACTATGAAGAATATCCCTTTACTTGCTGTTAATCATACTTATCAAGAGATTGGCTTATTCCCTAAAGCAATTGTTTCAGGCGGAACAGGCATCTATTACTCAGCTGATAATATTTGGATTATTGGAAGACAACAACAGAAAAAGTCAGGCGAAATTAAAGGCTATAACTTTGTGATTAATGTTGAGAAATCTAGGTTTGTAAAAGAAAAATCTAAGATTCCAGTATCAGTTACATGGGAAGGTGGTATTTCAGAATATGGCGGAATGCTCGATGTTGCCATGGCAGGTGGTTATGTAGTAAAACCAAATGTTGGCTGGTATGCTAGAGTCGATAGAGAAACTGGTGAAATTGTTGAACCAAAAGTAAGAGAAAAAGATACTCTAACTGAAGCGTTTTGGAAACCAGTTTTAGAAGAAACAGATTTTAAAGAGTTTGTTAAGACATACTATTCAATAGGTCATAAACCATTACTAGATGTAGAGATTGACCCAGACACTGTACAAGAGGACCAAAATAGTGTATAATAGTATAGATTCTGGAACATTCACTATGGTCGAACATCCAGGTTCTGAGTTTTATGGAATTAAAATTCAAAAAGGAAAGTATGCAGATGTCATCGTAACTTATGGTGCAGTCTCAGTAAAAGAAGACCCAGCTAACGATACAGCAAAACTTTCCTTTAATTGGAACCTTACTGACCCTGGCGAATTTGAACCAGACGATTTATTAAAAAATGAAGAATTCCAACAATATTTAGGCGATTTACTACAATATATAATTACGGATTCATTAGAAAACAAAGAGGCGAAGATTGGAACTGCAAACACACATACTAAACCAACTGATAAATAACGAGGAATTTTGCCGTAGAGTAATTCCTTATATTAAGAAAGATTATTTTGAAGGCACACATAAAATTGTCTTTGATATGATTACAAAGTTTGTTGCTAAACACAATAAACTACCAACATCTCAAGTTTTGGCTTTAGAGCTAGAAAAACAAAGTGCTCATCCCGATACATTAACTCAAGCATCTACACTTATTAATGAGATTTCACAAAAGTCAGATGTTGATACTGAGTACTTAATTAATGAATCAGAAAAATGGTGTAGAGATAGAGCAGTTTATAATGCCATCATGGAATCAATACAAATCATCGATGGTAAAGACCAAGACAGAAGTGAAGGTGCTATACCTGAAATACTATCAGAAGCTCTTGGAGTTTCATACGACCAAGATATCGGTCATGATTACATTGATAATTCAGATGGCCGTTTTGAATTTTACAATAAAAAAGAAAATAGAATCCCCTTTGATTTAGATTACTTTAATAAAATTACAAAAGGCGGATTGCCAAATAAAACATTAAATATCGCCCTTGCTGGTACTGGTGTAGGTAAATCTTTGTTTATGTGTCACTGTGCTGCATCAGTACTAGAACAAGGCAAAAATGTTTTATATATTACAATGGAAATGGCAGAAGAACGTATCGCTGAACGTATCGATGCCAACTTAATGGACCTACCAATCCAACAACTTGAGAGTTTACCAAAAAATGTCTTTAATGAAAAGATAGGTAAAATTGCAAAAGGAACAATTGGTAAATTAATCGTAAAAGAATATCCAACTGGTGCAGCTCATACTGGCCACTTTCGTGCTTTACTGAACGAATTAAAGATGAAAAAGAACTTTTGTCCGGATATTATTTACATAGATTATTTAAATATTTGTGCCTCTAGCCGTATGCGCGGCCTCGGTGGAAGTATAAATAGTTATTCATACATCAAAGCCATCGCGGAAGAATTACGTGGCCTTGCTGTAGAGTTTGATGTACCTATTGTTTCGGCAACGCAAACAACCAGGTCAGGGTTTAGTAATACAGACCTTGGATTGGAAGATACATCAGAGTCATTTGGTTTACCAGCGACAGCTGATTTAATGTTCGCTTTGATATCGACAGAGGAACTAGATGAGCTGGGTCAGATGATGGTAAAACAATTAAAAAATCGATATAATGACCCGACCAAGTACAAAAGATTTGTGATTGGTATAGACAGGTCCCGCATGAAATTATATGATGTGGAGGAGTCAGCTCAATCCGACATAATGACGGATATGATACCTGACAAACCAATAAATAAATTCGGGGAGTCTGAGAACAAAGACACCTTTGCGGATTTCAAAATATAGAGAGGAAAATATATGAATATGTTACTAAAAGCTAAAGATTGGGCAATGGACAGATTAGGAGAAAGAACATCTATTGATGGTCTATCACTTATAGTTGTTTGTGGTTCAGTAGTCTTATTTGGCGGCTTAGCCAAACTGCTCGCTTGGGCAGGCCTACTATGGGGTGTTTACACCTTGGTTAAGAGTGACTAATTTTTATTATAGAAAAATAGCCTTTAACTAGGCTATTTTTTTGCAAGTTTTTTGAACAAAACACTGTACATTTCAAATATATCATGGTATAATAATTATATATTTTAAAAAGGAGTGAATAAAATGTCAAACGAAACAAATCAAATCATAATCGAAAGAATCGTAGAAGAGGTTGAGCAAATGTCAACAAGTGCGATTCTAAGAGAATTAGATGGCGGAATGAAACCAGGAGTTTGTGATTCTTGGGACGAAAGAGTTGGCCTAACTGATAGAGATTGGGCTATAGAAAAATTAGCAAATAAGAGGTTCGAAGAGTGGCCTCAAGGTTGTTAATAAAAATGTACAGAAAACACTGTACATTTTTTCATGCTTATGGTATAATAATAATATAATGGAAAAAGGAGCAAAAATGGATTATTACAATGAATTTGGAGTACCAATGAATGCGACAGAAGACCAAGTCAGGTCAGCAGTTGGTGCACCAACAATTGAAGAAGAAGGCACATGCATGTGCGGAAGAAAACTTAATGAATGCCCGGATGCATACGGACACATGACACATGGAGTATAATATGAGTAAAGAATTAGATAAATCTTATCAAAAAGTGATGGACAAATTCGATGAAATTGACCAATCAATGCAAAGAACATTTAACGCTATGTATTTCCTATATGGTGGAATCGTAGCTGTTATGATTATATCTTTAGTGGAGGCGTTTACATCATGAGAACAGATGCTTATATAACGACTGCTTATACTGAATGTGCTGGAAGCATGCTAGAAATTGAAACTATTAGAGCAGCAGTTAAATCAATCAATAAACTTAATAAACTAAAAGAAAAATATGCAAAGAGTGCTTTCGACAATGGGTACTCAGTAAAAATACCACAAAAATTGCCAAGGTATAGAGTAACTCTACACGGTAGAGGTCCAAGGAAAGAATTTGCAGAATCACTAGGAAGACATCCTAGAGCTTTCGATAGAGAATTACCATTGAAATTTGCGGAGAAAATTGATGTCTATATCCATGAAAGGTAAAAAGGTAGCTTTTGAAGTTAGAGTTAAAGATAAACCTCCATGCAATCCAACCTGGAAAGCAGAATACGTCTTTGCATTATTAAAAGACGCTATGAAATTTGAAATAGGAATGAGAGAACAAGGATTTATAACTGAACTTAACCGTAAGTTCATATAATAAAACATACATTCCTCTACATAAAAAACTTATAAATAGATTATATTTGGAGGATGTTATGAAATCTTTAAAAAGTTTCGTACTAAAAGAAGCTGTTGCTATGGGCAACCCAGAATGGTCTAAGCCTAATAGTAAAACAGGCCAGGATAGATTAGATATTTTAAAACAATTAATAGCTCAAGATAAGCCTATTGAATTAGTAAAAGGCGGAAGTTTTAAAGTTGCTGATAAAGACGATGCTCTTCAAAAAATAGACAACTATGATAAAACTGGTCGAAGCGTTATATTTACATTAAACGCAACAGATGGTAAAGTTTATAAAAATACACAAATAGCAAAATCAATAGTATTTGGCGGAGGCGGCGGTGGAGCTGGCGGTGGAACAGCAAATACTAAACTAACAGAATCTCATAATTGCTTAATGTTATCAGCTATGTTACTTCATGGCCACAATCACGACATCGAATATTTTACACCTGAAGTATTAAAAGGCGCGGCCAAAGGAATCGATGTTGACGAAAAATTAGATAAAATGCTAGCACTTGAAGGTCCATGGTTTGAGTCATCTTATAATATTTCTAAACTTTTAATTGAAAAAGGTTATGTAAAAAAAGGAATGAAACTTTATCGTGGTAGTCAAGGCATGAGTAAAGTTTATGTTGGAAAAGACATTGCATTTAAGAATACAGGATTTAAACCATTAAAAGATGATAAATGGAATCCTGGAGATATCTGGGCAATAGAAGATGGATTTGACCATAAAAAAGAATTAGATATTTCTAATATTACTTCATATAATAAATCTATTTTAGAACATTTTGCTAATAAAAGATTGATAGGTATTTCATTAAAAGGACCAGAAGTAAAATATCCGCCACCATTAAAAGTTTTTAATAATCAAGTACCACCTGATATTGATATGCACAAATATATGGGTTGCAAATTAGAATCAGATAGAGGTAATTATTGGTCAGCTAAAAATGGACAAATAGTATTTGATGCTGGAGTATTAATGGTAAAAGATAATACTGCAGGTGGAACAATTAAAGCCGAGATTAAAGGTAAAAACGCAAGAGGCGGTGGAATATCTTGGGGACCAATGCAGGATTATGTACAAAGAGAAACAAGAAAAAAATTACCAGACCATGCATCAACAATAAGAAAAATGGCTAAGAATATTGCAGCTGGTAAAGAACGAGATATAAAAGTTTATTATACGTTATTTAATCATTTTTATAAAAACGTATCGTACGAAGAATTTAAAGATGAACTTAAGCAAAAAGATTGGACTTGGATTTCAGCCAAGTTAGCATTGAATTATCTTTGTTATTACATTGATAAATCTGGTGGTAGAACAGCAAATGCACTAGTTACACATTTTGTAAACTATGCTGGTTCTAAAGGAGCTGAAAGCTCGGTCTATCTGAAAGCTGGAAAATAATGAAATATTTGATATTGGCTTCGGGCCGTGATGGCTCTACACAATTACTTCATGCAATACATGAAAGATTGGAAAGTCAAAATATGGGTGAACCTTATGCAAAGGTAAGTGAACCATATAACTATGATTTAGGCGTAAAAACCGATTTTATGAAAAGAAACATAGTTGTAAAATGCTTAGCTAATAAGTATCACATACCTGAAAGTTGGAGTCCAGAAGATGGCACCGCAATAGATTTTTTTACAGGATTTGCTTTAAACTTTGATAAAATTATATTAATTAAAAGAAAAAATAAAGGTGAAAGATTATATTCTGCTTTACATGCACATAAACATAATACATGGGAAGGAGAATATAAGCAGAAGCCAATAACATTAGACAGTAATAATTTAACTGATGAAATTGACGATTTTATAGATGCTGAAATTATAGCACATGAATTATCAAAATCGTTTTTAACAATTTATATGGAAGATTTATATACAGAAGACAAAGAGTTATCACAGAAAACCTGGAACAAAATATTTCCAGAAGAACCTGTACAATTATTCGAAAGTATGTATAATAAATACTTTGATATAAAACATAAAAAAGGTAAAGCATGAAAAAATTTACAAGTTATTTAGCTGAGTCAAAAAACACACATATGACTCACATAGAAGATTTAATCCTTGACGGAGGAGTCAAGGGAGCCCGCCAAGCAATCCAAGCGCTTAGGTCATTGAGGGATATGTTAGCAGGTAGCACAAAATCACCTGTAGATGTTACTGTTAAATGGGACGGGGCTCCCGCCGTATTCGCAGGAATTGACCCATCAGATGGCCAATTCTTTGTTGCTAAAAAAGGAATCTTTAATAAGAATCCTAAAATCTATAAGAATCATGATGATATTAAAGCAGATACATCTGGCGATTTACAAAAGAAACTTATATTAGCATTCGATAACTTAAAAGGATTAGGAATCACAGGGGTTATCCAAGGTGACTTTATGTTTGAGCGAAAAGACTTAAAGAAGGAAACAATTAATGGAATTCCGCATATCACTTTCCACCCTAATACTATTGTTTATGCTGTACCTGTTAACAATGATGTCGCTAAAAGCATCATGGCAGCAAAGATTGGAATCGTGTGGCACACAACTTATTCAGGAGCAACATTTGAAACAATGAGTGCTGAGTTTGGTAAAGAAATTGTACCAAAACTAAAAAAATCAAAGGATGTTTGGATGGTCGATGCAGTATTACCAGACCTTTCAGGCACAGCAACATTAACAGCAAACGATACAAAAGTATTATCAACTAAACTTTCAGCTGCTGGAAAAATGTTCCAAAAAATTCAAGGTAATGTATTAAAAGAAATAGAATCAAATAAAGAATTAAATTTAATCATTAATGTATATAATAACCGTATGGTCAGACAGGGCCAAAGAATTAAAGATACTAAAAAGCATGCTACTGGTTTAATAATGTTTGTTAAAGACAGATATGCAAAAGAAATTGATAAGCGAAGTTCACAAAAAGGTAAAGATGTACAAATTAAGAAACAAAATGAGCTATTAAAATTCTTTGACAAAAGTAACCTTAAACAACTACAAATGATATTTGATTTACAAAATCTAGTGGTTGATAGTAAATTAATTCTTATAAATAAACTAAACAAACTTTCAAAAATAGGAACGTTTGTTAAAACAACATCCGGATTTAAGGTGACCAACCCCGAAGGTTTTGTTGCCATAGATAGAATGGAAGGTGGTGCTGTTAAGTTAGTAGATAGATTAGAATTCTCTGCTAATAATTTCAGTAAAGATATTATAAAAGGTTGGGATAATCCTAACTAATGGGAACCGAGGATAATGGAAATAAAAAGTTTTAGCGATTATATCGTTGAATCCACAAAGGAAGTAACATTTGTGTTTGGTAGGTTTAATCCACCTACTATAGGACATGAAAAGTTGTTTGACTCTCTGAAAAAATTATCAAGAGGCGGTGCATATCGCATATACGCTTCAAAATCTCAAGACCCTAAAAAGAATCCACTAACATTTAAAGATAAAGTTAAGTTTATGCGTAAGCTTTTTCCTAAACACGGAAGAGCAATTATGGCAGATGCTGATGTTAGAACAGTTTTAGATATCGCTGTTAAATTATATGACCAAGGGTTTACAAAAGTATCCATGGTTGCTGGCTCAGATAGAGTTAAAGAATTTGAAACGCTATTAAACAAATACAATGGCGAATCTTCTCGACATGGCTTTTACCAATTTGAAGGTGTAATTAAAGTCTTATCTGCTGGGGAAAGAGACCCAGATGCAGAAGGCGTAAGTGGAATGTCAGCTTCTAAAATGAGATTAGCAGCTTCTCAAGGTGATGTAAATACTTTTGCAAAAGGTATTCCATCATCAAATGCACAAGCTGTAAATGATTTATACCTTGCTATTAGAAAAGGTATGGGATTAAAGAAAGAATCTGTAAGACAACACATTGAATTACCTACAGTATCTGAAACAAGAGAAGAATATGTTGAAGGTAATATCTTTAATGAAGGCGAACCAGTTAGAATTAAAGAAACAAATGAACAAGGTATAATTTTACATAAAGGTAGTAATTATTTATTAGTATCTTTAAAAGAAGGTAGAAAAAGAGTTTGGTTAGAATCAGTAGAATCTATGGCAGGTGAATTAGGAACCGATAGATTAACTAAAACATATTTAGATGCTACACCTTTTGCAAAAATTATAAAGGATGAGAAGAAAAAGAAACCTAAAAAATACCATAAAGGTTTAGGTAAATCTACTAAAGATAAAAGACAAGCACAGTTTAATAAACAGGCAAAGATGGACGATGATAACCCAGCAGCATATAAACCGGCTCCTGGCGATGCAAGAGCCAAGACTAAGCCTTCTCAGTACACAAAAAAATATAAGCAAATGTACGGAGAAAATTTTACATTTGAAGATTATTTAATCGAAAACAAAGGCCAGGCTAAAAAAGCTTTACAGAAAAAAGCTGATAAATCTGGAATTGCGTATTCGATTTTAAAAAAGGTATTTGACCGCGGCGTTGCTGCTTGGAGAACGGGACACAGACCCGGCACTACTCCAGTACAGTGGGGATTAGCCAGGGTTAATTCATTTATAACAAAAGGAAAAACATGGTCTACTACTGATAGTGACCTCGCAAAAAAGGTATAAAAATGAAATTTAAAGAACTTAGAGAAAAATATAGA